ATCAGTTTTTTATTTTCTCAAAACGCAGCGAATCGGCGGGCGATGACGGCGAAGTCGTCAGCAAACTCGCGGCGCAAGGCGGCAAACCCGCCGGTGGATGCGCCCGAACTCCCGAAGAAGACCGCCGGCGAGCGGCTGATGGAGGAACTCGCCCGCGATGACGACCCGTACTCGTTGACGCTGCTGATCGTCGAGGCGTGCCGCATGGCTGACCGCCTGGAGTCGTTCGATGAGCTGCTGGCGGGGCGGCGCGAGACGTGGCTGCGGCTGAAGCTCGGCCGGGACACGGTCGAGGTGTACGTCGACAAGGTGCTCGCTGAGGCGCGGCAGTGCGCCACGGTGTTCCGCCACTATCTGGCCGATATTCACCGCCAGCGCGCCGGTATCCCGACGGGGCCCGATGACAACGACGACCCGGCCAAGCGCTACTAGGCGCACCGAATCGCGGCGGCTGCCGTCACGTTCGCCTGAGCGCCCGCAGTGGCCCGAGTGGGTGGGTTCGTGGCCTCGGTTGCGTGGCCGGCAGATGCCGGAGTTCGAGTCGAAGCACGAAGGTGACGAGTCGTCGCAGGCGGATCGGTGCGGCCGGTTCGGGCTCGATGTGGGGTTGCGGCCGATGCCGTGGCAGTGGCGGTCGATTCGGGCGATCACCTCGGTGCAGCCGCCGACCGAGGAAGAGCTCGAGGACGCCGAGCGTGAGGGCCGCGAGCCGGTGAGCCTGTGGACCCATCGCGACGTGTGCATCGAGTGCACGCGCCAGCAGGGCAAGACGCTGCTGATCGTGCTGCTCATCTTGTTCCACATGTTCGTGCTGCGGTCGGGGCGCATCATCTACACCGCGCAGCGCTGGTCGACGGCGTACGACGTGTTCAAGCGCGTTGTGGCGGTGATCAACCGGGTTCCGTGGCTGCGGTCGCGGCTGGCTGAGAAGCCGTCGAAGGCGGGCAACCGCGGCAGCATCAAGCTGCACGACCCGAAGAACCCGGGTGTGATCTACTGCGAGGCCGAGTTTGGGCCCCGCTCGCAGGACTTCGGTCGTGGCTACACCGAGATCGATCTGCTGATCATCGATGAGGCGTACGACATCGACCCTGAGGAAGAGGCGAACCTCACCGGTGCGCAGTCGGCGGCGAAGAATCCGCAGACGATCTACATTTCGACGGCGCCGGTGGCCGCGGTGCATCCGAAGTGTCACACGCTGGCCGGCCTGCACCGCCTGGGGCACAACAGGGCGTCGGATCTGTATTACGCGCTGTATGCGGCGCCGCGGGATATGCCTCGTGACAGCCCGGAGACGTGGGCGTTGGCGCAGCCGTCCTACGGCGTGGCGACCAATGAGCGTGAGATCCGCAGCAAGCAGCAGAAGGCGAAGACCGTTGAGCAGCGCGCGATCTTCGACGCGGACTACCTCGGTTGGGGTGACTACCCGCCTGATGAGGACGAGATCGGTTCGCCATTCGAGGCGGTGTGGGACACGTTGGCCAAGACGGACGTTGAGCTGGTCGGTTCGCGCGCTATCGCGGTGCACCGGTCGCGCAACCGCAAGCGCTGGGTGATCTGCGCGGCGCAGTACGGCTCGGACTTCCGTGAGCACATCGAGGTGGGCCCGCTGCGCACCGGGTCGCACACCGAGGTGGCGCGCTACCTGATTTCCAAGGTGGCTGAGTGGAATCCGGTGGCGCTGGTGATCGACCGCAAGAACGGCGCTGCGGTGCTGGAGCCGCTGCTGCTGGCGGCCGGGATTGAGCCGACGATGACCGGCACGTCTGAGATGGCGCACGCCTGCGGCGGTTTCCTCGACGCCGCGCTGGACGGCTCACTGACGCACAGCGATCAGGAGATCCTCAACGACGCGATCCTGTCGGCGACGATGCGCGAGCTTCCGGGTGGCGACTTCGCCTGGCTGGAGGACGACAACGGCGTCGCGATCCCGCTGGTCGGTGTCTCGCTGGCGCACTGGGCGCTTCGCAAGTTCGGGCAGAAGCCGAAGGCCAAGACCGTTTCGCCGCGCACCGGCGCGACCCGCGCCACCGCGCGGACCAAGACCGACCAGTTCGACGCGATGACCGCCGCGTTCTGACACGAGAGGAGCGACGATGGCACCGAAGACCGCCGCGCCTCGCACCGAGCGCGGATACGTCAACCCGCTCGCCGGATACGGCACGTTCCTCGCCCAGGGCCTCGACCAGTTCGAGCAGGTCGACGAGCTGCGCTGGCCGAACTCGGTATTCACCTACACGCGGATGTGCCGCGAAGAGGCCCGCATCTACTCGGTTCTGCGCGCGATCGGGCTGCCGATTCGCCGCACCGACTGGCGGATCCGGCCCAACGGGGCACGCCCTGAGGTCGTTGAGCACGTCGCGAACTGCCTCGGCCTGCCGATCGAGGGTGAGGACACCGACCGGCCGACGCCGCGCACGCGTGGCCGGTTCTCGTGGGATCAGCACCTACGCCTGGCGCTGAAGTCGCTGCAGTACGGGCATGCGGTGTTCGAGCAGACGTACTTCTACGAGGGCGGCCGGTTCTGGCTCAAGCGCCTAGCGCCGCGGCCACAGTCGTCGATCGCCTACTGGAACGTCGACCGCGACGGCGGGCTGATCTCGATTCAGCAGTGGCCGGCGGGCACGTTCGGCAGCCCCGGCATGATCGTGCTCGCGCCCAACAGCATGGGGCCCGCGATCCCGGTCGACCGGTTGGTGGTCTACGCGCACGACATGGACCCCGGTGTGTGGACGGGCAATAGCCTACTGCGCCCGGCCTACAAGAACTGGAAGCTCAAGGACGAGCTGATCCGCATCGAGGCCGCGTCGATTCGCCGTCACGGCATCGGCGTGCCCTACATCAAGGGCAACGAGTCTGATTCCGAGGACGAGGATCGGATGGACGAGCTGCTCGCCATCGCCTCGAACTACTCGGGCGGCGAGTCGGCGGGCCTGGCGCTGACGTGGAACGAAGATGCGGGGATTCTGTCGCCCAGCGGAACGCCGATCGACCCGCGCCGCGCGATCGAGTACCACGACCACCAGATGGCCCTCGTTGCGCTGGCTCACTTCCTGAACCTCGACGGCAAGGGCGGCAGCTACGCGCTGGCCAGCGTGCAGGCTGACACGTTCGTGCAGTCGGTGCAGACCGTGGCCGATGAGATGCGCGACGTCGCCCAGGCGCACGTGGTCGAGGACATCGTCGACGTGAACTGGGGCGAGGACGAGGCCGCGCCGCTGCTGGTGTTCGACGAGATCGGTTCGCGTCAGGACGCCACGGCCGCCGCGCTGCAGATGCTCGTCGCCGCTGGGCTGCTCACGCCAGATCCGCGGCTGGAGGCGTACCTGCGCGACGCTGCGGGCCTGCCGGGGCCGGACCCCGACGCCGAGGCCGAGCCCGATCCCGAGCCCGAGGTGGACGAGCAGGCGGCCGACACCAAGACCAATGCGCCACAAGCCCGTAAGCGCCCGCGTGGCCGCAGCCCGCGCGACCGGCGCAAGACACCGGATGGAGCGATGACGCTATGGGACTGATCGACGCAGTGAATGCCGCCGCGGCGAACGCCGACTGGACGCTGGCCGAGGCTGCCGCCAAGCGCCTGCGCGACGCCGGATTACGGCACACCTCGGCACGCGCCGAGGACAGCAAGCCCGCCGAGCCGTGGTACCGCATCCGCAACAAGGCCGACGACGACACCGTGGCCCAGGTCGACATCTACGACGAAATCGACTGGTACTGGGGCGTCACGTCGCGCGACTTCCGCAACGAACTCAAGGCACTGCCCGATTCGGTGGACACGATCGAGCTGCACGTGAACTCGCCCGGCGGCGACGTCTACGAGGCCATCGCGATCATGAACTCGCTGCGCCAACACAAGGCGCGCGTCGTAACCACGGTCGACGGCTACGCCGCCAGCTCGGCCGGGTTCATCGCCGTCGGCGCATCCGATGAGCTGATCGTCGCCGAGAACGCCGAGATCATGGCGCACCTGCCGTGGGCGCTGATGGTCGGCGACGCCAACGACATGCGCAAGATGGCCGACGACCTCGAACGCATCGGCCGCAACATTGCCTCGATCTTCGCCGCCCGCGCGGGCGGCACCGTCGAGGAATGGATGGACGTGCTCACCGCTGAAACCTGGTGGTCGGCACAGGAAGCCGTCGACGCCGGTATCGCCGACAAGGTGCTGGCCGCGCCCAAGCGGGACGCGAAGAACTCGGCGCGCAACCGGTTCGACTTGTCGGTGTTCAACCATGCTGGGCGCTCGCACGCGCCTGCGCCTCGAATCCCGCAGGCGCACAACGAGACCCCTCTGCCGGTCGAGGCCGAGGCAAGTGAAGGAAAGGAGCCCACTGTGGGAACTCTGAGTGAGAGCGCGTTGCAGAAGCTCGGCCTCGACGCCGAGGCTGACGACAACGCGATCGAGGCGGCTATCGGCGCACTCGCCGAGAAGGCCGAGCAGGCAGGCGGTGAGCCCGCCGGTGAACCGTCGATCGAGGAGGCGACCAAGGTTGCCGCCAAGTTCGGCATGACGGTCGTCAACCGCGACGCCTACGACAAGATGGCCAAGACCGTGGCTGACCTGTCCGCGGCTCGCGAGCAGCAGATCAAGGCCGAGAACGAGGCCGCGATCCGGTCGGCGCTGTCCGACGGGCGCATCGGCGCCGAGGCTGCCGACACCTGGCGCCAGGAGCTCGCGAAGAACCGCGAGAGCACCCTCGCGCTGCTCAACACGCTGCCGCGCAACTCCGCTGTCCCGGTCGACGAGATCGGCCACGGCGTCACGCGCGACGACACCCCCGAAGACGCCGAAAAGGCCGGTGTGTTCGCACTGGTCACCGGCCGCAACGCCAGCAAGGAGGCCTGACCATGGCTGAGTACGCACCGCACTACTTCCCCGCCGACAAGCTCGGTCTGACCACCTCTGCGGCGGTGACCGCCGGCCAGGTCGTTCGGGCGTCCGGCAACGAGACCGTGGCCCCGGTGTCCGCGGCGGCCAGCGGCACCCTCGGTGTCGCGGCGCATGACGCGGCCAGCGGCGCGCGCGTGGTGGTCTACACCGAGGGCGTGTTCGAGGTGGCCGCCTCGGGCGCGATCACCGCCGGTTCCGCGGTCGTCGGTGCCACCGGCGGCGCGGTCGCCGCGTTCGACGACGAAACCCACACCGCCGACCAGATCGTCGGCACCGCCCTGGCCGCCGCCGCCAATTCCAAGGTTCTCATCAAGCTGCCCTGAGCAGCGGGACCACTACCAGAAAGCAGGAAACGACATGGGAGTTCAGTTCCCGCCCGCTGCGCCGAGCTTGTCGGGCGACATCCTCAGCATCAACCGGTTCCTCAAGGACACTCCGTGGGTGGCGCGCGCGCTGCGCACCATCGCCGATGAGATGTTCGTCGGTGACAAGCTGCTCACCGGGCAGTTCACCACCGAGTCGGGATCGATCGGCTACGAGCAGAACGAGTCGATCTACGCCGACCGGGAGCCGCAGCCCGTCGCGCCTGGCGGCGAGTACCCGATCACGACGATCAGCACCGGGCCCGCCTCGACTGCAAACACGGTCAAGTGGGGCAACGACGCGTTGATCGAGGACGAGTCGATCAGCCGCCAGAAGTACGACGTGGTCGGCCGCGCGTTCCGCAAGCTGATGAACAGCCACGTGCAGACCATCGACTCGGTCGTCCTGGCCGCTGTGGCTTCCTCGGTCACGCAGAACACCAACGCGATCGCCTCGTGGAAGGCGGCGAGTGGCGTGAAGATCCTGCGGGATCTGATGCGGGCCGCAACCGAGCTGACCAAGCTCAAGCAGGGCTACCGCCCGAACGCAGTGTTCGTTGAGCCCGACGTGTTCGCCAACGTCGTGTCCGACGAAGAGCTGATGAAGCTGCTGCCGCGCGAGTACCCCGGTGTCGAGTCGACGCCGGTGCGTCAGGGCCTCAGCTCCGCCTATATGCGGCAGATCGGCGGGTTCACCTTCATCACGAGCCCGAACGCGCCCGTGCTCGGTAAGGCACTGCTCGTCGACACCTCGGTGCTCGGCGGCCTGGCCAACGAGATGGTCCCCGCCCCCGGGTACGTCTCGACAGAGAACGGCCTGCAGGTCAAGACCATGCGCGAGGACGGCACCGACGGGTGGCGGATCCGCTGCCGCCGCATCACCGTGCCCGTGGTTCTCGAACCCGGCGCCGGCTGGTGGATCAACGGGGTGAACGCCTGATGGCCTACCGCGTCACCGCCCCCCTGGTCTGCGCACGCGACCAGGCTGGGCGGACCCACCACCGCTACTACGGCGAGATCGTCGAGTGGCTGCCCGCCGACCAGGCGAAGCACCTGCTCGACCTCGGCATGGTCGCAAAGGTCGGGGGCGCAGCCGATCCCGAGCCCGAGGTGGACGACGAGCCGGACGACGGCGAGCCGCAACCTCGCGCCGATGGCGAGATGCCGCTGCGGGCCGCGCCCAAGGCCGACTGGGTGAAGTACGCCGTCGCCAAGGGCGCTGATCCCGTTGAGGCCGAGGCGCTCAACAAGACAGAGCTGATCGAGCTCTACGGGTAGCACCGTGGCTGATTTTCTGGACGCAGGGACCTTCGCCAGCTGGGCCAAACGGCCCGCCTGGGCCAATGACGAGCTGGCGAAGGCCCTGCTGACAGTTGCCTCGGACTGGATCCAGGAGCACAAGCCCGGGCTACCGGACAACGATCCGGCCGCGCAAGTGGTCGTGTTCGAGGTCACCCGCGACGCGCTGCTCGCCGGCGACCTCGGCCCGTACTCGTCGGTCACGAAGACGACGGGCCACAGCTCGCGCCAGGTGACGATCGACCGTGGCGTGGTTGACATGTTCATCACGCCTCGACACCGCCGCATGCTCGGTCTGGGCTCCATGGCGGCACCGCGCGGGCACTTCCCGAAGAACGACTACTGATGCTGTTCTACGACGAACCGGGCGGCATGTCGCTGACGATCCGGCGCCGAAACGATCCGATCAAGGACGGCAACGGCGTCAGTGTGCCGCAAGACGATTCGCTGATCCCGAAGACCGGCTGTCACGCCGAGTCGCAGCGACCGGCCGAGACCGAAACGCAGATCACGCTCGACAGCGAAATCATGTGGTTTTTCCTGCCGGTCGACGACGACACCCGCGCGATCACCACCCGCGACGCGATCGACTTCGACGGTCGCACGTTCGAGCTGCGAGGCCCGCGCGTCATCGAGTACGACGTCGACGGCGCCGAGGTCCAGGTGTGGTGCGTCGGCGAGTGGAAACTGATTTAGGAGTTGAATCCCCATGAGCTACACCATTGCTGACGAGGTCGTCGTGATCCGCGACGGCGCCGCCGTGCACTACACGCGCGCTCAGATCGGCGCCGAGATCGAACTGACCGACGACGAGGCCGCACCGCTGATCGAGGCCGGCAAGGTGCTGCCGCACGCGACCGTGACCGCCGACGGTGTCGAGGTCCAGGGCGAGATCGCTTCACGCCCCGACGACGCCGAGCCCGGTGTGCAGCTCGATCCCGAGGGCGGCGTACCGGATCCGCTGCCCGAGCCCGCGATCGAGCCCGAACCGCATCCGCGCCGCGGTCGTCGTCGCAGCCTGGACGCCGACGAGGACTGATGGCCCGCCGTAGCCGGGTGTCCTCGGCGCGCGAGATCGAGAAAGAGCTGCGCGCCAAGGTCAAACAGGACGTGCAGCTCGACGCCGCGAACGAAGAGCTCGCCACCGAGATCAAGGGTTTCATCCAGTCGCAAACCCCGATCGACGAGGGCGACGCTGTCGCGTCGATCAAGATTCGCAAGGTCAAGAAACCGCGAAACGGGTTGCCCGCCCGCACGATCTACTCCGACAATCCGAAATTCCACATGCTCGAAAACGGCACGATGGCCGACCCAGCGGGCACCAAGGATCCGCGCCGGGTCGAGGTCGACGACGACAAGTGGGCGACTCTCGGGCCCGACACCCCGACCAAGGCGTACGCCCCGTTCGGAAAGGCCAAGGCGAGGTACGGAGACCAGCTGTGACCGAGCTGCTCGACCGCGAGGCACCGCCCGACATTCGGTTCCTGCGCGCCTGGCTGCTGCCGGTCGGCGGCGGTGTGGGCGGCAGGCGTGAAACCGGTGACCCGTTCCCGTTCACGCTGATTCAGAAGTTCGACGGCTGGGAGAACGAGCACACTCAGTACGGGTTCTATCAGTTCGACCACCTCGCCAAGGCAGCCGACGGCAAGTCGGCGTACACCGCGTGCGAGAACTACGCCCGAACCGTCAAGCGGCGCATGCTGTATCTGCGCGACCACCCGTGGACTGAGGTCGACGTGCCGGGCTGGGGGCTCGCCACCGCCGACCTCGTGCGGTGCACCGAGTCGCCGCGCCACGACCCCTACAACAACACCGACGTCGAGCGGTTCATTGCCCGCTACTCGGTTCATCTGCGACTGGTCACCGTCGCGTCCTAATTCTGGCCACGGCCCCGATGGCCGCGGGATCACACCAGTACACCTCAGCCGGATTGTGTTCCGGTCCCTCACCATCCGAAAGGAGCGTCGTTATGACGCAGCCCGCTACCGGCGATGTGTGGTCGAACCTCTTCGGCTACAACACCGGAAACCTCCGCAAGGCCCTGTACGGGTCGCTGCTGATCCGCGACCACGACGGCGTGAACACCTCGCTCGCGTTCGTCGAGGAAAACGGCGTGTGGCAGTCCGGGTTCACCCCGCTCGCGGCCGACGGAAAGTTCCGCACCGACCTCAAGAAGGAACTCGGCGGCACGTGGTACGACCTCGGCGCTGGTACCTCCGACGGCCCGTCGTTCGCCAACGACATCAACGTGCAGAAGGACCACATCTGGCAGACCCGCTCGGTCGTGCGCTCGGACATCACCTCCGAAGAGGGCACGATCCAGTTCGGTCTCGCCGAGCAGTCGCCACTGACCGACACGCTCGAGTTCGACCTGCCGCTGGCATCCACCCCGGCGCAGGGCATCCCGAACTACGCGCGTAAGAAGCCGCGTGAGATGGAGGGCCGCCTGCGCCAGATCCTCGCGGTCGGCGTCGACAAGGGCGACAACGTGTTCGTCGACGTGTTCCCGGCGATCTCGTTCGAGAACATCGACGACCGCACCTGGTCACCCGAGGAACTCATCGCCACGGTGCTCACCTGGGGTGTGTCGATCGATCCGCACTCGGGTTACTCGCATGCCCGGTTCCGTGCCGGCCGCGGCTGGGAGAACAACCCGGGCGCACCGGTGTTCTCGGCCGCCCCGGTGGCCACCGCGCAGGCGGGCGGCGCGGTGCAGCTGAAGTTCCCCGCGCCGACCGGGCCGGCGTCGCCGTTCACCTACACCGCAACCAAGACCCTCGAGGACATCGGCGTGGTGTCGCCGCTGACCCTGTCGGGTTCGCCGTCGGTGGTTGACGGGCAGGTGACTCTCAACGGCTCGGGCCTGGACGAGGACGAGCAGTACTCGTTCCAGGTGCACGCCGAGAACGCCGCTGGCGGCGTGGCGATTTCGGCGCCGTCGAACGTGATCACGGCGCTGGGCGCATAAGGCCCTCGCCGGGGCGGCCTCCAATGGTGTGGTCGGGCCGCCCCGGCGAGCCTCCATCACCGACCACACCAATCACAGATCACACCACCACCGCAAAGGACCACGCCAATGACCGACCACGCCAACGACATTGAGTCCCCCCGCGTCGCCGACGTTGAGGCCGCCAAGGCCCAGGCCGCCGACTTCTTCGGATTCATCGCCTCGGAATTCATCGAGGTCACGCTGCCGAACGGCAAGACCGAGCGGTTCGAGGTGCCCAACCCGGCCCTGTTCAGCGACGAGCAGCAGGAACGCTGGAATAAGCTGCAGTTCGAGATCCAGCAGTGCGACCGGTTGCCCGACATCGAGATTCCCGCGCACAAGCTGCGCAACAAGACCACCTACGTCAACGGCGAAGAGATCCGCGTCGGCGAGGACGGCGAGATTGTCGGCGGCGAGGTGCGCGTCGAGGAATCCGAGAGCTTCATCCCCGCCCGCACCGTGCGCGGCCAGCTCATCGAGCCGTACCAGAAGACCAATGAGGACGGCACCGTCGAGCTGATGACGCCCGGGTACCACGCTCAGTGCGCGATCGCGCTGTGGGGCGAAGAGGGATACGCGCGGTTCAAGTCCGGCGGCGGCAACTCGCGCCTGATCAACCTGATCTGGACCCGCATGCAGCAGGAGGGAAAGCGCCGCGCGGCCACCGATCCCAAAAGTGGACGAGGCGATCAATCTGATCAGGTTGTATCCCAAGCAGATTGAGTCAACCCTCCCGTCCGTTTACCCCGGCCGCCATATCCGCGAGTGGCATCAGGGGCAGATGAGTAGCCGTGAGCTCATCGTTCTTCTCGAGGGCATGCCGCCCGATTCCTGGTTCAAATCCGTACTGCTCGCAGACATGAAACGCCTGCGTGACAAGGCCGACCGTGCGCGCCTCGACGCGATCCGCACACAAACCGATGGCCTTCTCACCGGCGCTGTGGACAGTGGCCCGCTCGAACTGACTGTTGATGAAAAACGCAAGCCGTCCAAGGAATGAGGTGATCGACGCATGGTGCAGATGACTGTCGCGACCGACCTCGACGACGCTTCATTCCGCAGAACTGCCAACGAGATTCAGCAGAAGTTCGAACGGATCGGCGAGGATGTCGGCGGCGACTTCATGTCGGCGTTCGCCTCCGGTGCCCGCACGAACTCAGCCAAGGTCGAGAAGGCGATCGATGCCGCCCGCGACGCGACCGGGCGGCTGGCCACTGAGCAGGCCAAGCTCGACGATCTGCTCGCGCGTGGTGACGCTCCCCGCGCGAAGCTCGTGCAGCAGTCGGAACGGGCGGCCAAGGCCCGCCGTGACGAAGAGCGGGCCATCCGCCAGGCCGCCAGCGCCTACGAGGAATACACGCAGCAGGGCCTCCGCGGCGCCATCGCGGGCGCGGGCACGTCCGGCCGGGACATGGCCGACGAGTTCGTCGGTGGGTTCGCCAGCTCGTCGGCGCTGCTGCGTCTCGGATCCGCCGGCGGCCCCATCGGTTTGGCGCTCGCGGGTGTCGCCACCATCGGTGTTCTGGGTGGCCGTCAGCTCGCCGATGGGATCGCCGACGGCCTGCGGACACTGCAGGTCCAGGACATCGTCGCAACCCGCATCGGTGTCGGCCCGGATGAGATGGGCCGGTTCGGCGACGCCGCCGGACAGGCGTACGCGCGCGGGTGGGGTGACTCGTTCGAGGGCAACCTCAAGGCGCTGCAGACCAGCATCCAGTCCGGGCTGATTCCCCGCGATGCGACCGAGGCTGTCGCACAGCAGCTCGTGGAGCAGTTGCAGGCTGTCTCTGCGGTCATCGAGGAAGATCCTGCCCAGATCGCCCGCGGCGTGCGCAACTTCGTCAAGACCGGCCTGGTCGGCAGCTATGAGGACGGGTTCGACCTGATCGTCGCCGCAACCCAGAAGGGCCTCAACGTTTCCGATGACCTTCTGGACACGCTCGAGGAGTACGGCACTAAGTTCCGCGACCTTGGCATCTCGGGCCAGGAAGCGCTCGGACTGATCAACCAGCTGTGGGAGGGCGGCGCGCGCAATGCCGACGTCGCGGCCGACGCGCTCAAAGAGTTCGCCATCAACGTTGTCGACAGCTCCGACACCACCAAGACCGCACTGACCGCGCTCGGTTTCGACGCGGACGACCTCACCCAGAAGTTCGCCCAGGGTGGCCCCACCGCCAAGGCCGCGTTCGGCGCGGTGCTGCAGGCACTCGCCTCGGTCAAGGATCCGATGGAGCAGGAACGCATCGGCCTGGACCTGTTCAAGACGAAATGGGAAGACGTCGGCGACGCCATACACAATCTCGATCTGCCCGGGGCTGCGACGGAACTCGGTCAGGTCGCCGGCGCGACCGACGAGGCAACCGGGGCGTTGCAGCGGCACCGCAACGAGTGGGAGGCCCTCGGCCGCAACATCGACGAGACATTCCGCAAGTTCAAGGAATGGCTCGCGGATTCGGCGATCGGCAAGTTCTTCAGCCAGACGCTGCCCGAGTTCCTCAACGCACCGTTTGACCAGCCGCCACCGCCGCCACCGCCCGCGCCGGGGCAGGGTCTCGGTGACAGCGGTATCTATGGACCGCCCGTGCAGGGCCCGGGCCTCAACGGCGACGGCGTGCAGGTACCCTCGGATAGCGCGTTGCCGCCGTTCCTCACACCCGGGGTGACCGGCCCGCCGCTGGTGGATCCGCGCATCACCGCGCCGATCCCCGCGCAGGAGACGATTCCGCTCGGACCACCCTCGCCGGACGCGCCGAAACCCGGCCCGGGCATGTCGTACGACGACGCAGCCAAGCGGGTCGCCGACGAGAAGAAGGCTGCATCGGGCGACGCCAAGCCCTCGTTTAATCCGTCGCAGTGGTCGCTCGAGTCGGTGCCGTTCGGCAGCTTTCCCGGCGAGGAAGACGTCTTCGCGGGCGCGCCGCAGGTTGGCGTGGCGCCGGGTGCGGTCGTCAGCGGCAGTCAGATGCCGACCGGGCCGGGTTATTACGAGGTCGATCCGCAGCGCGTGTTCGACGCCGAGACGAGCCGTATGAACGCGCAGACCAGCTTGCAGAACGCGCGCTACCGCTACCTGGAGGTCATGGGCGACGCCGACGCGACCGAGCAGGACAAGTACAACGCCAAGGCCGCGCTGATCGCGCAGGGGCGCGCGCTGCAGTCGGCCGAGATGCGGCTGGCCGAGGCGCAGCAGGGCACCTGGAAGAAGATGGAGGGCGCGGCAAAAGAATTCGCGACGGGCATGGACTCGCTCGGTGCCGCACTCGACGACGATTTCGGGCTCGGCGACGGGCTGTCGGGGTTCGTTGAGAACCTGATCAAGACCGTCGGCAACCTCGCAGCGGCGCCGGTGCTGGCGCAGCTCAACGCGATCAGCCAGGCCAGCCCGATTCAGGGCGGCTATGGCCTGTTTGGCCAGTTCGGCGCGCAGAACATCGCCGCGGGCCGCTCGCCGCTCGGATTCGGCACGTCGAGCTACGGGGCCTACAGCCCGTCGGCGATGGGTCCGGCCGCGCTGCAGCCCGGATATGGCGGCATGGGCGCAAACAGCAATGTCAATGCGATGCTGGGCCTCGCACAGTGGGCGAGCGGCAAGACGAAGTACGCCCCGGCATCGGATCTGGTGAACGGTCTCGCCGACTGTTCGGGATCGATCTCTGATCTGGTGGAGGTGCTACAGACGGGCGAAACAACCCCGGGGCGTCTCTTCACCACGACGAATTTCGCGAGCGACGCCGAGGCGGCCAAGCTCGGGTTCCGCCCGGGCTTTATGCCCGGGGCGCTCAACGTCGGCGTGAATCCGTACCCGGGGCAGAGCGGGCATATGGCGGCAACGCTGCCCAACGGCGTGAATTTCGAGGGTGGTGGCGCCACCGGTGGCGGCGCGCAGTACGGCGGCAATGCTGCTGGAGCGCTGGACCCACAGTTTGAAAAGCACTACTACCTGCCCGTAGGCCCGACCGCGATGTCTCCCGTCGCGACGGCAAGCGCGGCGGCACCGGCGGCGGTCATTCCTGACAGCGTGCTCTATTCGCCCGCGAACACCAATCCTGGTCTGACTGCCCCGACTGCGCCGGGGCCGGGGCTTGGTTTGCCCGGATTCGGCGGCGGCGGCGCGCTGCCGTTTATGGGCGCTGGCGCCCCGCAGGCGGCGCCGTTCGCCGCGACGTCGGTAATGCCCGGGCAGTCACCCGCAGGTCCGCCCGGGGCGCAGGGCGGCGGGTTCAGCGGTGCCGCTGGAGGTCTCACCGGTGCCGCGCTGTCGGCGGGAGCGGCCGGTCTGGACATGCTCGCCCCCGGCGCGGGGCAGGCCGCACAGACCGGTATCCAGTTGGCCGACCGCACCATCGGGTTCCTCGGCCAGCTCGGGGGCATCGCGGCCAGTGGCGTGCTGGAGACGCTCAGCGTCGGTGGCGGCAACCCGTTGACCGATCCGCTCAAGACGCTGCCCGGTCGTGTGCTTGCGGGTATCGCCGGGGCGCGTCCGGCGCTGCCGAACGCCGCGGGGCAGGGCCAGCAGCAGGCGCAGCAGCAGGCGGGCCAAGGTGCACCCGGCCAGCCCGCACCCGGCCAGAGCGGCGGGCCGCTGGTCGAGATTCACGGCGGCATCCACCAGGCGCCGAACCAGACACCAGATGCGGTGGCGAATTCGGTTGCCAACCAATTCAAGTCGGCAGAGATCAGCCAAGGATTCAAGGGCCGATGACACAGGATAAACAGACGTTCCCGCCGGGGCCGGCCACCCTGCTCGGTCAAGAGCTGATGCTGGAGCACACCGATCCGCTCATCATGCTCACCACCGCCGACCGCAAGGTGACGTTCTACCTGTCGGGCGGGCTCGCGGCGTGGCCACGCCACCAGGACGGGGTGAACCTCGTCGAGATGACCACGCCGACGCCCGAGTTCAAGAACCTCAGGGCGCAGGGCGCTCGGCAGGACGGCGGCCAGACCCGCGACACGGTCTACGACCCGATGCAGATCGACGCGATTTTCCTGGCGTCGGCGACCACGCCCGATGCGCTGTCGCGGGTGGTGTCGGAGTGGATCGCGGTCAACGACCCTGAGCAGCTGTGCCGCCTGGAGTGGTTCACGTTCGAGGCCGGTCTGTGGTGGTGTGACGTGCGGCTCGAAAAGCGCTGGATCGACAGGATCCAGCAGTCGCCGCGGCGCATGAAAAAGCAAGTCCTGTCCACGGTATGGATGAACGACTTGGCGTTCTGGCAGTCGGTCGACTCCACGTGCGAGTGGTCGTTCTCCTACACCTCGATGCTGGACACATTCAAATACGACACCAGCGGCAGCCAGGACCTCGGTGAGAACTGGCCGCAGCACCGCTACGACGGCGACGGCGGCGGCTACTGGTACGCCAACGGCGACAGCGCGGTGTGGCGCGACGACCCCGACAACCCGGTCACCACCGAGGGCGTGAGCGTGCTGTGCGGGCCGTACAAGGACTTCGAGACCGAGACCGACAACCAGGTCATCGATTTCGTCATCGGCTCATTCCAAGAGATCACATTCCCCGACGGCGCCGAAAACCACGCGTGGGGGCGGCTCAACCGCAACGAGGACGGCACCTGGGCCGGTGACGGCATCCGGGCGAGCGTCGGCCCCACGAGCGCGGTGCTGCACCGGTTCAACAACTTCACCAAGACCCGCATCGGGCTGCCGGTGCCGATCTTCCCGCCGCCGTTCATCGGTGAGAAGTTCCGGCTGATCTGCGGCTATCAGGGCAACTCGCGCAAATTCCGGCTGCTGCGGGCGCTCAACGACCGGTCGGCCGGCGTGCCCGTGCTGACCGTCACCGAGCAGGGCGCCGGATCGGCGCTGGGGCCCGATCACCGCGGCATCGGCTGGGGCGGTCGCGCGGGTGCCGCGTTGATCACGCAGGCCACCCCCGCCGCGGTGCGCAAGGTCGCCGCGGGCGACAACGCCACCGAGACGCAAGAGGGATTCCTGCAGCTGACCAACATCGGCGAGCGCGGCGGCTGGCCGCAGATCATCTTCGAGGGCCCCGGCCTGCTGGAGGTTGCCAACGGCCCGGGGTCGACGGACATGATCAAGTTCGGGCCGCTGCTCGACGGGCAGCGCGTGCTCATCTCGACGCACCCGCGGCGCCGCGCGGTCGTCGACCTCACACAGGGCCAGGTGGGGCAGCAGCTCGACCCGGGGCAGAAGCTCATCGACACGATCGTGAAGCTGCTGAGCATGGGGCAGGTGCCCCCGGCGCTGCAGTGGTTCGAGAGCGTGTTCGGCATCAAACCGCCGCAGGGCGTGCTCTATTCGCTGCTCGACGGCCGGTTCACCCGCCCGATCCCCGGTGTGCGGCAGCCGCGCGACGCGCAGACCGCGCGCATCGCGATCCGGGTTCGTGACGGCAACGCCAACACGAAGGTGACCGCGTCGGTGACACCGATGCGGCGCTGGCCGGAGGCGGTGCACGACTAGTGCCGCGCGTCGACAATCTCGGCGACTATCTCGATCTCGCCGAGATTCAACAGAAGCTGCTCTCGTCGAACCCGTATGAGCGGATGGACGGCGCCCGGGCGGTCGCCGAGGTCGACTCGGCGCCACCGAGCAACGTGGTGTGTACGGTGCGCACCAACACCTACAAGCTCGCCGGTGAGGCGTCGAACCGCAAGAGCCTGCAGGTGTCCTGGCCTCGGCTGCCGGTGCCGACCGGCAAGCTGGTCCTCGACGGTGACGACCCACTGGCCGACGTCGTGCTGAACTGCCACGAGACCGTCGTGCCGGTCGTGATCGACGCGGGCCCGCTGCGCTGGTCCGGCCGCGTCGACGTCGCACACGACAAGTTCGGCGACCCGAGCGAACCGGACACCGTTGAGTGCGATCTGATCCACGACAAGGTGTGGCTGACGCGCGCGGTCGCGTTCCCATGGTGGTTCATGCCGCTGCAGTGGCAGGGCCCGCCGACCCGCGGCGTCGCGTTCGGCAACGCGATCAGCGTCATCAAATACCTGTTCGGCTCGACGTTCCTGCGGATCCAGCTCGGCGTGTGGGAGTTCGTGAACAACCTGCTGTCGCTGAACCTGGACTGGCGCACCTACTTCGGCGCGCTGTTGATGCAGAACCCCGGCGAAGATCTGGAGCTGCGCGACATCGTGCAGATGGCGACGACGCCGGTTTACGTGGTGCCGAGCGCGGGCTGGAATGACACCTCGCCGTTCATCTCGCTCAACTGGCGCATGGATGAGCTGCTGCAGCTGGTGACCAAGACGTGCGAGGACAACGGGCTCACGATCGAGGTCTATCTGTGGGAACCCGGTACGCCGCAGCCGGATCCGTTCGCCGAGGCGACGAACCTGCTGCGCGTGCCCACGATCGTCGTCGACGTCAAGGACCGCATGCAGGTCACCGGCATCTCGGGCACCGCGTTCGATGGCTTGCAGCGCACGTTCGTCGATCTGCTCGGCTCGATGTTCGGTGAGGCGCTCAAGCCGTTCCTGGACCCGAACAATGAGGCGGCCTACGCGCCCGACGGGGTGAACATCGCGCCCGCGCTTGGTGTGCACGCGATCAAACCGTGGAATGTGTACAACGCTGATCATCCCCGCTCGGGCGTGAGAGGTGTTGTGTCACACCATCATCCGATCGCATGGCGCACGATCACTGGGGGGAAATCACCCGCCTGGCTGAACGCCACGGTAGACGCTACTCTCGCCTGGCTGATCGACATGGTCACGATCGTGCTGGGCGTGACCGGTGTGCCAGGAACGATTCTCGACGGCGCGTTTCACGACATCGCGTTCGCGTTCCAGCAGACCGACAACTTTGATCGTCGGCTCAAGCTCGGCCTGTTCGGCTTGCCCGAGGTGTTCATCCCGACCGGTTCGGGCAGCTACACCCTGGAGGCGTTCTTTCAGCAGAAGTCGGCGCAGTACGACACCCGTGGCTATGTGTCGGGCCAGCTGGTCGTCGACAACTGCTTTCCGTATGAGCTTGGCCGCGACACCTTCCCAGGCGCGCTGGCGACATTCATCCGGCGCGGCCGTGTCGTGACCGACTTCATCGAGAACGCCACGCTGATCGAGGCCCGCGGCGAGGTAACGCGCATCGAGATCCAGATCGGCGACGGCAAGGCCGAAGAAGCTCCGGCGGCCAAGCTGCAACGCCGAATCGGCGACATCCAGGCAGGCGTGAACGTCGCGCTCATGGCGTCATAACCACTGAGAGACAAGGTGACTCATGGCAATCATCGTCGACGAGGACAAGGGAACGATCAGCTTCACCGACTGCACGGTGACGTTCCCGTACGGGTTCAGCGTGTCCTCGGGTGTCGGCACGATCATCATCACCCCGGCCGGTGGCGTGGCGTCGTTCCCGCTGGCGATCCAGGGGGAGGGTGGCCTGCCGCCGAACATCACAATGGCGTTTCACCTGATCGGGCCGGACGACCCGGTACCCGATCCGAACCCTGCGCGCACAGTCGTCGACCCGGGCGGCCCGGGCGAGGCTGCGACGTATCACTATGACTGCTATGTGCAGAAGGGCGAGAAGGGCGACGCCGCGGCGTTCAATTTCCTCGACGCCGACGACCTCGACGACGCCGAGGATCTCGCCGAGGGCGACGTCAGCGCCGACGGCTACGTGCTGTCCTATGCCTACCCCGGCACCGGCACGCCCGGAATCCGGTTCATCCCGCAGAAGACCGGCGATATCCGTGGCCCGTCTGCGATCTCGGCGACCCCATGGTCCAACACCGCGGTCCGGCTGCTGTGCGCGATAACCCTGGAGTCCAGACCGTTCCCGCGCAAGATCCTGCCGACCGCCAGTCTCATCGTGACCGGTTCGGCAGACACCCGCGTCGATCTCGTGGCCTACCTCGGCGACCCCGACGACGGCGGCGTTGAGATCGGGCGGGCGTTCGGGCAGGCGGGCGTCGCGCCGCCGCCGCTGGTGATGGCAGGTGGACCGCCAGCGACCGACGCGGGCGGCAACGCGGGTTATGCGATCGTGCCCGCGAACGTGGCACCAACGGTCTATTTCCGGGCCGAGCAGAAAGCGTCGTCGTCGAACAACTGGTCTACCGCTGGCGCGCCGGACGGCGCCCGCGCCGGTGTCGTGGCGGTCGCGGTCTAAATGCCCGATCTGCCACACATCTCCGGGCTGAACACCCCTGCGACGTCGTGGCCCGGTAGCGGGTTCAAGGGCGGCATCCCGCCGACCGAGTGGACGCAGGAACGTATCGACGCGTTCCGCCAGCAGATCATCGAGCTGATCCTGCGGCAGGTGACGCTCGCGCTGCGTGGACTGCTCAACCCGGGCAAGGCGTTCGATCAGCTGCGCGACTGGGCCGATAACCTCGGTGACGACCTCGTAGACCAGATCCGCGCCAACGCCGGTATCGACCTGGCCTCGTGGGATGCGTTCGTGGACAGCCTCAATGACGGCAAGGGCATCGATCTGCCGTTCGTCACCGCGTTCATCTCCGGGGTACAGGAGTTCTTCGGCGCAATCGACTTCACGGCGCCCGACTTCGATCCGCAGGACGCGGCCCGCGAGTTTGTGCGCACGGTCGTGCAGCCGTTCCTGAACATCGTGTCGCAAATCGTGCCGGCGCTGCTGGGCCCGTTGTCGATCGGGTTCCTCACTGATGAGGTCCAAACCCTGCTGTACGAGGGCGGTTTCGACGATCCGATCACGATCGTTGAGGGTGATGGTGTCACCCACGACGCCACCGACGGCGCGCCCGGATCCGACCCGCTGGGATGCGCGCGGGTGGCGTGTGATGGCACGTTCAAGATTCGTCGCACTGAGCCGCTGAAGGTGGGCAAGGATTGGGTGCTCGAGGCTGGCGCGGATGTGCGGTACGAGTCGGTCGTGGCCGCGGCCGGGTCGAACGCGGTGCGTGTCGAGATCGTGCCGTATATGGGCGAGGGTAACCCGCAGGCTGCGGTGTGGATGGCTTCGGATGAGTCGCCGGCCGGGACTGAGCCGTGGGGTCCGTTGAACGCGTGGGGTTCTTACACGGTGCCCGAAGGTGTGACCCATGTGTCGGTGCAGTGGGTCGTCGCTTCGGAGGCCACCGGTGGTGTGGTCAAATTCGACAACGTGTATCTGCACGCCACGCAGAAGATTCCGCAGGGGTTCACCAAGGATCTGCCTGAGGATTTGGCGTCGCTGCTGAATTTTGTTCGCACGTGGGTGGAATCAGCGCTCACCGCGCTCGGTATCGACCCGTCGGGCAATCTGATCGATGACATTTTCGACCTGTCCGATGAGCTGGAGTGGATTCGTGATCGCGCGCAGCAGGGGTTCGACGACGCGGCGCAGGCGTTGGCGGGGCTGGCTGAGAAGCTCAGTATCTCGTCGTGGGTGACGTATTTCGGGTCGAAGGTGCGTAACGGCTCGAATCTGGCGGTGGGCGGGGACATGGACACTGATGTGTTCCCGGACGGGTTCTATTGGCATCCTGGCGAGTACAGCACTGAGCAGGCTCATGGGGGGTCTCGTAGCCGCAAGATCACCAAGACTGGTTCTGGTGAGGTGATTTTCGATCTGGTCTACGACGTGGCGCAGACCGACCCGTGGCTGGAGAGTTTTCTGCGGGTGCAGCCGGGGCAGAAGTACGCGGTGGATACGTGGGTGTACCCGCATGGCTCTAATACCGGCACGCAGACGGTGTCGTTGTGGGGCAAGCTGGTCGATTCCACTGGTGTGCTGCCGGATTCGTGGCCTGAGGGGGTGACGGTCACACCGGGTGGGGGTTGGGAGGAACTGTCATACACGTTCACCATCCCTGCTGGGTATGACCGGTGGTATCCGTATGTGGGGATCGCGGCGGCGACCACTGAGGGCAATGGGTATTACGTGGATTCGGTGACGATCCGGGAGGTCACCGAGGTGCGCAACCTGGCGGCGCAGTTGTTGTCCGACCCGGCCGCGGTGATCGGGGCGATCCCGCAGGCGCTGGTCAGTGGTTTGGCCGGGACGGTGGCGGAGTTGAACCAGATCCGCGACATTCTCGGGGGGTTGGTTGTCACGCCGATCAATTCGGCGATCCAGGACATCAAAGACTGGTGGACCTCGATCACCGGCAAGACCCAGAACCTCACCAGCACGGGCCAGTTGGATGCGAGCAACCTGGTCGGCCAGGTCGCCAAGGACGCGGTGGAGGGTCTGACTGATCTGGCCGATGATGTGGTCGGCGGGTTCAAGGGCATCTTCGACTCGTGGTTCGGCGGCAATACCGCGACCGGGACACCGGCCGAGGTCGCGCAGGCCATCGAAGCCATCCGTGTCGCGGTGTACGGCGGCTACATCGTGGAGACCATCGTCAGTGACCAAACGTGGACAAGGCCGTTCGACCCGGCTGAGTGTCTTGAGTTCTGGGCTGTTCCGGTGGGCGGTGGTGGTCGCGGCCAGACCGGCGATACGGCACGGCCGGGCACCGACGAGGTTCGCACAGTCGATGGCGGCCTCGGCGGTATCGACGGCGGCTACAACGCGGTGCAACTGGATCCGGCGTCCATCCCCGGGACGGTGGCGTGCACGATCGGGCCCGCGGCCTCAACACCAGGAGCGACCGGCGGGGTCACCTCGTTCGGATCGCTGGCGCAGTCGGTGCCGGGTATCGGCGCGATCAGCAATGGCGTCGGATTCCTGGCCTCAGCATCCAAACCCGGCCGGGGCGGCGACGGTGGCAGCGCCTTCATGTCCCGCGTGAACAGCACCACATACACCTCATCACCAGGTAAGGCCGGCGAGGGATCTGCACTGGCAGCTGGCGGCGCAGCGGGCGCGGCCAACGGCGGCACCGGCGGTGCAGGGGCCACCGCGCCGATGGATGGCGAACGCAAAGCCGGAGGAGGAGGTGGAGGCGGTGGGGGAGGCCGGGCGGGCAACCAGACTGGCACCATCACCGGCGGCACCGGAGGCAACGGAGGGTTTCCTGGCGGGGCGTCAGGTGGCGGCGGTGCGGCGATGAACATCAACACCATCGGATTCAACGTGGCCCCCGGCCAACCCGGCACTCCAGCCAACGGATGCCTATTCCTGATCTACAAACTGGCGAGCGGTGACGATGACTGACCGCGTGAGGAGTGAGGGTATGGCCTACGCCGAATTGCTCGACACCGACATGACCACCTGGTGCCCAATCACGGTGCACTACAAGGTCACCGACGGTGACCAAGTGAGTTACCTCGCGGTCACCCGGGTCAGCTTCGTGACCGCCACTGGCCGCGTCGAAGCGTTCGCATGCGACGAAACTGGCGTGGCCACATCACTGGCCCCCGTGTGGGCGATCGACGGAGATGTCGGCCACAATGACGCGCTCGTGGCAGCGGGCTACACGGTCATCTGATGCCCTGGTCACCGTCGCCGACCGTCCCGCAGCGGCAGCACCGAACGGCGTGGTTCGCTGAGCTTCCCGCCCCGCAGCCAGCCCAGCATCAGACCGCGTGGTTCCCGCTCTACCGCGTCACCGGCACCGATTCCGGCGTCGGTGAAGACAGCGCGATCATCGTTCCGCGGCTCGTCGGTACCGACACCGGTATCGGCGCGGACCAAGCGGCCCTGACCCGCGTCGGCGACCTGCTCGCCGTGGGCACCGGGCTCGGCGCAGACTCGGCGCTGATCGTGCCCGAGTTGATCGTGCTCGACTCGGGTGCCGGCGTCGACGACGCGGCGCGCATCGGGTTGCACGGCGCGGACTCGGGCATCGGCACCGACAGTGTTGGTTCGATGAAACCCGGTTTCGCCGTGTTCGATTCGGCGGTCGGTGCGGACATGCTCGCCAACCTCAAACCGGGTTTCGTCGGCACTGATTCAGGGCTGGGTGCCGACTCTGGCACCATCGCGTTCACGTCGATGGCAGCGGTCGAGACGAGCTACACCACCCCTGGCGCGTACACCTACAAGATCCCGGTCTGGTGCAGGTACGTCGACATCGTGCTCTGTGGGTCCGGTCGCGGCGGCAACGGTAACAGCGGCGCGCTCGCTGGTGCCGGTGGTAACGCTGGCGGTTGGGCGGGCACAACACTCGAGCGCGGCGTAAGCATCGGCTGGGAAATTATCACCATCACCATCGTGGTGCCCGATGGTGGTAACGGCGGCAGCGGTGCAGTCATCGGCGTCGGGGGCCAGGGCGCGAACGGTTCGGCGGCGACCGCCTCGGTTGTTTCCGGCTCGCCGTTCCTGTCGGCGCCCGGTGGTTCTGGCGAACGATCTGGAAACCAAAGTGGCGGCAGCCCGGGCAACTACACGTATAGCGGCTGGAAAACGTTCACTGGCGGCGCTGAGACCACCTCGGGCAACGGTACCGCTGGCAACCCGCCAGGCGGTGGCGGGCGCGGCGGCAACGGCAACTTCATCGGAACCAACAGCGGCGGCAAGGGCGCACCCGGGGCCGCGTACCTGAGGGCGAGGCAATGAGATACGGCGTGGCATTCCCGACCGCGTACAGCGAATTCGGCGGGACGAACGAGGTCATCGAGTTCGGCAGTGAGCACACGGCGCAGGCGTTCATCGACACGGTGCAACCCGTCGTCGGCGTCGTGCTGACACTCGTGCGATTCGACTACTCCACCTACGAAACCATCGGCTGAAAGGCAACGACATGGCAACCTATGAAGCAGCACACCGGCGTGCCTGCGCGAGCGCGATCTGCGCGCTCGGCAACCGTATCGGACTGTATTCCAACAGTACCCGCGTCGGCACCGTGTATGGAGACACCACCTGGGGCACACCCGTCGACATCACCGAGGGCGGCGTCGACAAAGCGCAGGTGACCGGTTCGACGGTCACAATTACCATCCCGGGCGGCACGGTGTCGAACGGCACGGTCATTAACGGCTATGGCGTGTTCAACGGCTCGACGTTGCTACGCCGCGAAAGCCTACCCGCGAGCATCACCGTCAACGACGGGTTGCAGACGTTGAACGTCGACGTGACACCACGATTCAAGTATCGCGGCGAATGATGGACCGCTACACAGTGTTCGGTATCGAAAAACCGTTCCCCTGGGCAGGTCTCGGTATCGGACTGCTCGGCGGCCTGGTGCTCACCGGTCTGCTCTCGTGGGTGTTCGCCGTCGGCAGCGTGGCGCTCGTCGAAAAACTCATCGACGACCGGCCCGACTTCTGACCTCCTGATTCCATCGACCCCGCCACCACGAGGTGTGCGGGGTTTTTCTCTGCCCGAAAGGACAAGCCCGTGGCTGAAAAGCTGCTGCCGTACGACCGCAGCATCGTCCCGCAGGAAACCGGTTATTGGTGTGGGCCGGCCGCAACCCAGGTGGTGCTCAACTCGCGCGGCATCATCAAAGCTGAATCTGACCTCGCGCGTCAGATCGGCACCACGACCCGCGGCACCGACTACGTGGGCCTCATCGAGCGGGTACTCGATGCGATCGTGCCCGACGCTCGCTACACCTCGGTATACATCGAGAACGACCCGCCGACCTCGGCGCAGAAAGAAACCCTGTGGCGCAACCTCGTTGCGTCGATCAACGCCGGGTACGGCGTCGTCATGAACTGGGTTGCGCCGCCGAGCAACAAGCCGCGCGGCGTCAAAGGCAGTGTGTCGCCGTCCTACTCGGGCGGCACCACCTACCACTACGTGGCGGCGATGGGTTACGACGACAACCCGGCCGCCCGCGCGGTGTGGATCGCCGACAGCGGATTCCGGCCCTACGGCTATTGGGTGAGCTTCGACCAGGCCGCCAGCTTGATCCCGCCCAAGGGGTACTGCTACGCCGCTGCCGCGCTCGGGGCGCCGGCGACCCCCTCAGCGCCGGTGCCCGACACACAGTTGAGCACCAAGGACCGCCACGCGCTGACCATCATGCGCAAAGGACAGGAGATGGGCATCACCCCGCGCGGTATCAAGATTGCGCTCGCCGTCGCCCTGGTCGAGTCGAACATCACCATCTACGCCAACCCGAAAGTTCCCGAGTCGATGGCGATCCCGCACGAAGCGGTCGGCAACGACGGCCGCTCGGTCGGCATTTTCCAGCAGCAGGTGGTGTGGGGCAACGGTGCCTGGTGGTGGGGCGACGCCGCTACCTGCATGGACCCGGCCAGCTCGGCGGCGCTGTTCTACGACCGGCTGCGCACGCTCGACTACAACAACACCTCACGCTCACCCGGCTCTTACGCCCAGACCGTGCAGCAGTCGGCCTACCCGACCCGCTACGACGAGCGGTTCGCCGAGGCCGAGCAGCTCTACAACCGACTCATCTCGCATGTCGCCCCAACCGATCCCCTCGAGGAGTTGCTTATGTCCAACCTGAAAGTCCCGTCACTATCGATCTACGCCACACCAGGCGAACCGGACGTGCCGATCGTCGACATGATCCGCGCGCTCGACGCCCACGGCGACCACGAAAGCTACGTCGAACGCCAAGCGCTGCTCGGCGACACCGACGCCATCGCCCGCATCGTGCGCACCGCCGCCGGCAAGGGCAAGTACGGCAACGCCACCGGCCCGGTCAACCAGGCCAAGGCCGCGCTCAAGCAGATCGAGGCCGCCAACCCGGCGGCGCTTCAACAGTTCCTCGCCAACCAGAAAGGTGCATGATCATGACCACGATCCGTCAATGGTTCTATCTCATCTCCGCGGCCATCACCCCACTGATCGCGATCCTCGTCGCGCTCAACCTCATCAGCGAGGGCCAGGGCAACCAGCTGCTCGCATTGCTCACCGCCCTCGGCGGCCTGATCGGCGGCGGCGCGGCCGGAACAGCAGGTGTGGTCCTCGGCAAGCAGCGCAAAGACGGCACACTGGTTGTCGCCGCCCCGGCGGACGCGGCCATCACCGCGATCGAGCAGACCGTGCAGGCCGCCACCGCCGCGACCGCCGAAGTCGAGCGCGTGAAGCAGGCAGCCTCCGAAACGCTCGGCGCGGCCGTCGGCTCGGTCCCCGTCGTGGGACCGCTGGCCCAGCAGGCCATCGACACCCTTCGGCTCGGATGATCGACGTCCTCCGATCGGCGATCAACGCAGCCGCTGAGGTTGCCTACAAACCCGACGACGGCATAGACCTGCTCGGATTGCTCATCATCTACGCGCCCGCCTGGCTGCCCGCGCTCGGCACCCTCGCCGTTGTCGTGCACGGGCAGCGCAAGGGCCGCGATCGCCGCGATGAAGACCGCGCGGTCCTCGCCGATATGAGCGAAAAGGTCGAAGTCGTCAAGCGCGAAGTGAAAAACGATCACCCCGACGACCAGAACATGCGCGACCAGATCGACCGGATCGAGCAAGCCGTCCACGCCCAGGGCCAAGACATTCGCGCCCAAGGGGAGGACATTCGCGAGATCCGCCAGCGGCAGATCGAGCAAGGCCGCGACATCGGCGGGATCCGCGAAGAGATCCGCACCGAACGCAAAGAACGCATCGCCGGTGACCGCCGCTGGCAGTAGCAAGCTCCGCGCCAACGGGAACCGTCCCAGTCACTCTTTCGACTGGGGCGGCTTTTCGCGGCCGGTGATTCCAGCGGGCTTTGAGTTGAAATCAGGGGTTGCGGTATCTGGCGGAGATCCTCAAATCCAATCGAAGCTAGCCCTTGTAGATCACCACATAAGGGCCCGCGAGTACCCGCGACGACTGACCGCCAGCGACGTCGCCACGGCGCGAAACTAATCAACGAGGTGGTGCCCTACGTGGCGGAGCACGGCGTGACGTAGCAGGCAGATCCGACACCACCTGAACCATTACCCGGCTCCCGATACGTAGCCGAATAGCATCAGAGCAACCCGCACCGCCAAGCTGAGGACCATATGGCTGCCCAACCTGAGCCCACCCGTACGAAGACCCCCAGCCGTAAACCCCGCCGACCAGCGCTGAGGGTCGTCAAGAATGAGCCGTTCACGCTTCACCACGGAGATGTGCGCGAGGTGTACAACTCATGGGAGCGCCCCAACACCATCATCAGCGACGGTGCCTATGGTGTGCGGGGGTTCCACGGCGACACCACAGATGCGGCCGGTCTTGTGGACTGGTACCGCGACCACATCACCGCTTGGACCGGCGCTGCCCGCCCCGGCACAACCTTGTGGTTCTGGGGCACCGAGGTTGGATGGGCAACGGTACATGCCGAACTCGACCGTCAAGGTTGGGACTATGTGCAGACGGTTATCTGGGACAAAGGCATCGCGCACATCGCCGGTAACGTCAACGGTAAGACTATCCGCCAGTTTCCGGTGGTAACCGAGGTGTGTGCGCTATACCAGCGACGGTTCGAGGTGACACTGGATAGCGGTGAAACGCTGGGCGTGCAGGACTGGCTGCGCCACGAGTGGATGCGCTCCGGGTTGCCGCTGTACCTGTCGAACGAGGCCTGCAGCGTACGCAACGCTGCTACCCGCAAGTATCTGACGAAAGATTGGCTTTGGTACTTCCCGCCAGGGGTAATGGTGGAACGGATGGCGGCGTACTGCAACACCAACGGGTTCGAGTCGGGGCGTCCGTACTTTTCGATCGACGGGAAGTCCAGCGTCACTGCCGACGAGTGGGACAGGATGCGGTATCCGTGGACGCACACCCACGGTCTGACAAACGTGTGGCGACGCGGACCTCTGCACGACAGTGAACGGCTCAAAGGTTCCATGCGCCGAGCCGCGCCGCGTGTGTACAAGCCGACACGGGCATCGACCACACATCTCAACCAGAAGCCGTTGGAGTTCATGGAGCGTCTGGTCCACGCCGTTACACGCGAAGGGGACGTGGTGTGGGAACCATTCGGTGGTCTGGCGTCGGCGTCGGTCGCGGCTGTTGCGCTTGGACGGCGAGCTCATGTTGCAGAAATCGACCCGCACTTCGCCGAGATCGCCCGTGAGCGGCTCACTGATGCCGCCGCTAACCGTGCGGTAGACGCCGAGACCGAAGCCTTGGAGGTGTCCGAATGAGCGGTGAATGGACGCCGCCTGCACCTCCCCAGCGGGAGGAACCTGACCCTAATAGCAAACGGGGGAAGTTGGTCGGAAATGTCCGCGACGCTCTCGCCGCGTTGCCTGTGCATTTCACCTCACAAACCTCCATCGAAGGGCTGGAAGCGGGTGACCTGTTCTCACTGAACTCGATGCTCGGAGGAAGCATCGAGATTCAGGTAGTCGAGACCTTGAACAAGTTGCGGGCGGTGTGGGATGCCGATGAGGAATGGACCGAATACCGTTTCATTCGCTCGTCGCAGACCTTCCCCGACGTTCGGCTGGTCACCGAGAACGAGTCGTTGATCGCGGCGGGCGAACAGGTTGGGATGGGTCTGGAACTGAAAGGTTGGTACCTGCTGAGCCGCGAAGGTGAGCCATCATTCCGTTACACGGTCTGCCGTGACGTGTGCGATGTGCACGATCTGCTGGTGGTGGTGCCGTGGCACCTGAAGAACGTCCTCAGCGGTGAGCCAGTGGTGTACGCGCCGTTCGTGGATTCCGCGAGGTATGCCGCCGACATGCGCAACTATTACTGGACTACGCTGCGCCGCGAAAAGGACATCAGCCAAGGTAGAGACCGTGGCGAGGATTACTACGCCATCACGTCCCCCAGCGGCGCTCAGCCCTACCCGGCGCCGAAGACGAAGATTGCGGATGGCCCCAAACACGACAGCGGGAGCAACTTCGGACGTGTGGCGCGGGTCAAGGGAGTGATGACGAACTACCGTGACAACCTGCTGACAACAGACGTAGCCGGAATCCAAGCACGATACTGGGTGGAGTTTTTCAAGGCGTATTCCGAAGGCGCTCAGAGAGACGAGCTGCACAACAAGATCACACGGCTCATTACACAACAACGAGTGGCAGCTGGGCTGGAGTCCGACGACCTGACGGAACTGCTGGAACAGTGGGCGGCGCGGCTGCCACCGTCTGAGTAACGAACACGCCTCCCTAGTTCAGGACATCGCAAAACGTATCGACGACATGTTAGGAAACCGAGGTGGACGTTCCTCGTTCCACCTATCGATCGTCTCGACGGCGGCCTCATCCATCCTCGAACCTGGCGCTGGTTCGCGTTGACCTCCACAGTTTCGGCGCGGACCAGCGCCCCGCATGCGTTACGATTTGCGACGCTGGCCGCACGCCATCCCGACCCTCCCGCCGGGACAGCCGCGACACGGCCAGCCGCCCCCTCCCCACCACCCCCATCGGGGGAGGGGGCCGTTCACTGCCAGCGAACATGCGCCGCGCACATCAGCTACTACACTCAGAACCGAACCGCTCCACGAGCCGTCTAACCCTTTCGGCACGCGGGGCGGTTCCCCCCTTACAGCGCGGCGATCCTTTCGCTATCCGCGAATCACCCACGCAGCAAACCGCACCGACCTACACTCGAAACCGGCGGACCGGCCCTGGCCGCCGTTGACTTCTGCAACCCGGGCCGGTTCGCCCCAGCCTTCCAGCAACCCCCCGAGACGAGCGCCCCCCTTGCCGCGCCCCCTAGCTACGCGGCAAAGGGGACGCTCTTTCGTGTGTTTCAGGGGACCGGCTGGTCCGCCGGTGATCCGAAGAGGAACAGGAAGGAGCCGCGCTCGGTCTGCCAAATCCCCTGACTACCGTCGTATACCACCGTGATCGCAACGTTGTGCACGGCACGGTCCCGGTGCCAGTAGACCTCTGCCACGCCCTTGTACTCGTTCCCGGTCGTTGGCACTAGAGACACGTCGCGCACCTCAAGGGCGTACTTGGAGTACTTGGGGTCGGTCGCCAGGTGATTCTGCATACCCTTTTGGACGAACTCGGCAACGTCATCAGTACTTGGTCCACGGCCAAAAAAGAACCACACTGCCGCGGCGACTATTGCGACTATGCCCGCAAAGATCCCAATGAAAGCTGCGACTTGACGCGACACTCCCGGCGTTCCCACACATGGAGGATAATCGTCCCACCCATTGGCCGATTGACTCGGCGCCAGTTAACGTCAGGCCCCACTACTGGCCGGAGGGATGGAGTGCCCGTATTTTCCCCGTAAAAACGCCAGCGATACGAGCAGATTATCAACAGACTGTAATGGACTCTTGGTTGCGAAAACCGTTGGGCGTCAAGACAATAGGTGATCGGATTAGACGCGCATAGACCCAGAACTGGCTTTGATCCTATTCATGGCTTACTAAGCGCTGACCTGCAGAAACGAGCCACTTCTGGCGGGTAGGACGGGCGAATCCCGTACTTTCCCCGTAAATTCGATCGTCACCCCGCTTGACCAGCCCACTTATCCAGCACCGCCCGCGCATCGGGCCCCATCGTCCGCCGCTGCGCGTAATGCTGCTCCGTCGTCGACAGCTGGCTGTGCGACAACTGCGCCTGCGCCGCCTCGATCCCCAGACCATCGCGCACAACCGTGCCCACCGTTCGCCGGAACGAATGCGGCGTCACCCACTTCAACTCCGGGTACGGGCGCAGCGCTGCGCGGAACTGCTTCGAGATGTTCGACAGCGACACCCAGCCGCCGGACGCGCTCACCAGTACGGGACCGTCGGCACTGCCGGTCTGCCCGAACAGCTCAGTCAGAACCTCGACGCCGAACTTCGGCAGCATGACTGTGTGCGGCGGTGCATCATGCTTTCGGGCGTCCTGCCGGTGCAGTGGTTTGCCCGGAATCGCGCCGTGGTCGAGCAGCGTCCCCGACACCGTCACCGTAGGTGGGTCGCTGAGTAGGTCGACCTCCGACCATCGGATTGCCAGCACTTCGCCGGGCCGGTCACCGGTGGCCGCGAGCAACTCGACGAACGCGCGCAGCATCGGGCCCTTCGGTCGGCCGCTGCCGGCCGCTCGCTTGCCGCGGGCCGGACTCGGCGCGCAGTAGGCCCGCACAGCCTCTCGTACCAGCTCCAGCTCTGCTGAGGTGATCGCACGGGCCGCCTTCTTCTCCGACGCCGTGGCCCGCGCCTCGGTGATCGGGCTGTGCCGCACGACGTCGAACCGGGCGGCCAGGCCGAACATCCCCGCGAGCACCGTCCGCAACTGCATCGACGGACCGGGGGCGAGCGCCTTCAGGTGAGCGTCGGCGCGACTGGTGGTCAGCTCCCCGATGCGCAGCGCGCCAAGCTGATGCTCACCGTGCAGCCGCCAGGCCCTCCGGTACCCCGCTTCAGTCTGCGGCTTCAACCCGTCCTCGGTGACCTTGACATCGATCCACACCTCGAACAGCTCAGCCAGCGTTGTGCGGGTGCCAATGACCCCGGCCGGCGCGGTGGATTCCAGTTCGGTCTTGATCCGTCTCAGGAGGGTGCGGCGGGCGTCTTCAGCCGATTTCGTTGATGATGCCTCGCGCTCGCGCAGCTTCCCGGTGTGCAGCCGAACGTATGTGGTCGCGTACCAAGTGGTGCCCCTGCGCGTTGTGGTGACCTTGCCGTGCTCACCCGGCGCGAGCCGTTGACGAGGCATCAGCGGCCTCCGCGTCGAGCGATCCGGCGCAGGCGATTCACGACAACGGCGTCGTACATCAACGCTGCCTCACTTTCGATCAATTGGTTCAGTCGGCGGTAGTACCGGACGGGCGACCACCCGAGTGTCCGGATGGCTTCTTCCTTACCGCCTGGTGTGGCCCACCATCGGCGTTCCAGGTCGAGGATCGCGCGTTCCTGCTCGGTCAGGGAATCCACAGCCATTCATCCTCCAGCGCGTGTTCGATTTCGGCGGTCTCAAGCGGGTCGAGGGCCTCCAGCCGCACGGTCACGGTGTGCTCATCGGTCCACAGGGCTTCCGCGAGGTCAGCGGGGTCGCGGGATTCGCGGAGTGCGTCGATGAGGGCTGACAGCGGGATGAGGCGGCGGGCGGTCTCGACATCGACCGCGCGTTCCTCCATCTCGCGGTACACATGGTGCGGGATGCCGCGCTCCAGGTGGACCAGCTCGTGGGTGAGAGTGCTGCGGCGCTCGGCCTGAGTGAGGGTGCGACACAGCCAGATGGTGCCGTCCCGGACGAGTCCGCGGACTCCCTCTGGAAGTTCGTGCCACCACACGATTTGGATGTGCCGCCACCGCTGGCCGGCCTCTGCCCACGGATTCCACACGAGTGGGAAATCTAAGAAATGCCACCGACAAAACGTGGCCTGACCAGGAATTACGCGCGTGTTATTAAGCCGCTGCCGTGTCCTGCACTAGGGAGTCGACTTCATCTTCGACTACCACGCGGCAGATGCTCTTCAAGCCTTTGATTTGCCACGGCTCCCAGCTCCCATCCTCGAGTAGAGCTATGCGATGCGACAGCTCAGGCTGCGCATTCATGAACAGGCCAGAGGCGTGGTCATAGGCGGTCAGCCGCGTTTCGCTGTCGCGCGATGCCAGCGCCTGCAAAAAGTAGTCACCGCCATCTTTCCCCGGATACGAGAGAGTGACTGGACGTTGGCCACCATGGCGACCCGGGATTCTGGCACGAGGGACGACGGCAGTTCTCTCGCTTATGCGACGGACCGACTTGTCCGCAAACGATGCAGATCGTGTATCTCTAGCGAGCACTCTCAAACCGTCGGCGCGCATCGCTGCATCGGCAACGGCCTGGACTGCGATCGCAACGTCACTCGGGTCAACTGCGGCGGTGATCTCCCAGTCCGCGGACCCGAACACGGGAGGCAGTCCGACCGAGCGGCGGACGGCGTCGAACGACGCTGCGGCACGACCTTTGGTCCGGTCGACCCCATAGTCCAAAAGGACATCCGCGGTCTGGCCACGGTCCGTCACATTGACAAGGCCCGCCGTGACTGTAATGAGAAGCGAAAGCATTTCACCCGAGGCGAACGTGGCCGGCAAGCTGATCAGCGTGGAGTCATCGCCGTAAGGCACGGCCGACAGGGAGTCGCGATAGCCGTCGACGATGGTGTCGATGACGGTCACGGTTGCCTCCCCTCGGGCGGATCAGTCCAGGTTATGTCCAGGATATCGAGGCCGATTGGGGCCGCGAACGCACTCAGTATGTCCCGGTACTGCCGGGGTGTCACCCGCTTACCGATATCGATTCTGGGTACGCCAACCGGGTTCGGTTCGAAACTCTCGGCTTGGTCGATGAGCGATCGTCTTCGCTGGATATGGGTGACGAACGTATACAACTTTGTTCCGTGCCGGTGGGTTTGGTTGACGTCGAGACGGTAGACGCATGTTCCCTTGTAGGTGATCAGAAGCGTGGGCTCCGACGACTTCAGCTTTCCGATGCGGTAGACGAATCGTGCCGCGCCCGCATCAATACCCGTGGCCTTGAGTGCCAGCCTGGCGACGTAGTTCTGGTTCTCGTCGTGCCAGTGGAGGATGCCGGAAGCAGTGAGACCGCACCGTCCTCCCAGCAACCAACCGATTTCACCTACCGTGGGGTCGTTCATCGTTGTCCATGGCCCCCTCCGCCATCTGCCGCTTCGGCGTCCTGGTCCTGAGCGTCCCTCAACCGCCGGCCGCGTGAGACGCCTTTCTGCGCGGCCACTCCGAGGTCGTCGACGTCAGGCGGGGTGAAGTCGAGAAGCGCACCTCCCTCACGCGGGGGTGTCACCTCCTGGTCTTCCGACGCTTCGCCCGATGTTCCCGGCGGCGCGGTCTGATGAGAAGCAAGTATGGCTTCATAGCGATTGATCTCCTGTCGTTGCGCGACGAGCGCACGCAGCATGGCTATGGCTGCGCGGCGCTCCGGTGACGTCAGGTCGTCCACCCCCGGCGGCAACTCCTGTGCGAAAGGAGGTCCGGGAACGGTTCGGCCTGCTGCTGCGAACGCGATCTCGTCGGAGACATTGGCGAGCCATCCGATTGCTCGGATGGTCTCTGCGGTCGGGGTTGAGTGATAGGTCCCAGCCTCGATGGCATTGAGGGTTGTTCCGACGATCTTGTGGCCGGCCTCCTGCGCGGTCAGCGCGAGTTGGCGCACTGACTTATCTCGCTCGCGGCGAGCTTTGGCGATAAGCCCTCGCAGAGTGTCGGTCTCGTTCACGGCCTGAGCTTCCCTCGCTGGTTGTTGCTTGTGCTATGCGTCGACACGAGTCGGATTACAAGTGACAAACGCATCATCGCAGACCACCCAGCGCAATCACTGCTTGTGGGATTGACAAGTGGTTACAAATACTGTGTACTGCACTTGTAATTTCGACTAGAGGAGGGCACCATGGTCCGCAAGCGACCACCGCGGCAGCGGAAGGAGTACTGGATGAGGGTCAAGGACCCCGCGCTGATTCGCCGGAAGCGGAAGCGGAAGGGATTCAGTCAGGCCGAGTTGGCGTACCTCGCTAAGCGCTCACAGCAGGCCATCTCGCTGATTGAGCGTGGCGAAATGCGCAACATCTCAGAGGATTTCGCCCTACTGCTAGCGGCTCGGCTCGACGTCGACTGGGAGGACCTCTTCGACGCTCACGAGATCGAAGTTGGGACTGCAGTTACAAGTGCTGTGCACAGCGATGGCGACTCGAAAGCTTCGGCATGAGCGCCGCGTTCGCACTGGCCGAAGAGCGGGCCGCGAAAGCTGCCCGCGCTCGTAGACGGTCAGTCTCGATAGACCTCCCCGCTGACACGAAGGCCAGCGTATGACCGCGCTCACAGAGGCGCGGGTCCGCGAGATCGTGCGGGAAGAACTGGCGGCGCAGAACCGCCGCGATGCCGAGATCGTGATGCTAGGCGAGATCGAGATGCACGGCGATCTTCTCGATACGATCCGCGAGCTTCTTGGTCAGCTCCACTTGAGACTTCATGGCGTCGCGCAGCTCCGCGACGGACGACTCCAGCTCCATAACGGACACGGCAACCAGGGTCGTGATCTGCCCAGAGTCGAAAGCGGCATCGCTGGGATTCGCGAAGACCTTTCGCAACTCCTCGGTGAGCTTCGCGCTGACCGGATGCGTATGCGGATCAACGTTTCCCAGAGCGAACCTCCGCAGGGGTCCGAATCCATCGTTGTCCATAAGTCTTCTTCCTCTCCCTAGTTCTGGCACCGGCGGCGGGTCGTCCCGCCAAGAATCGCCCGCCGCCGGTGGCTTCCACCCCTCTGGAAAGGCGAAAGCATGAACAACCTATCCAACGAACTCGTCTTCGTTGGCGAAGATGGTGAGCCGTTCACCACGTCTCTAGTGATCGCAGCAGAGACCGGAAACCAGCACCAGAACGTCGTGGAGCTGATCCGCGACAACCTCGACGACTTGACCGAGGTCGGAATTGTCCGGTTTCAAACCGGGAAATTGAGCGATGGGCGCGGACGGCCAACGACATACGCCGAACTCGACGAGCCGGCCGCTGCGCTGTTGATGACCTACCTCCGCAACTCCCCGGTGGTGAAGACATTCAAGAAGCGTCTGGTGGCTGGGTTTTACGCGATGCGGCAGATGCTTGCTGAACGATCGGCCGCCTTGCCCGCGGGTGAGGAACTGTTGGCCCTCGCAGTCGTCGAGGCGCAGCGAATCATCGCAGCCAAGGATGAACAGATCCAGGCGCTTACAGCACCGGCACGATCATGGCAGCTGCTCGCTGACGCTCACGGCGACTTTTCCGTCGCCGAGGCGGCCAAGATCCTCTCTCGCGACCCGTCGATAACCACTGGCCGCGATCGCCTGTTCGCCTTTATGGCCGAGCAAGGCTGGATCTTTAGGTCTCGCAACCCGCGTGGCGGTTGGGAGGCATACCAAACCGCGGTCGATACCCGTCGCCTGGTGGAGAAGCCTGCGAAACCATTCCTCAACTCCAAGACCGGCGCTTACGAACTGCCGGCCCCGACAATCCGCGTCACCGCGAAGGGTATCGGCAAGCTTCACGAGTTGATGGGTGGAACCGAGCCGATCCGATTTGTCGTCGGAGAGGCGTCATGAGCGACAACTGGCTGAACAACTGGCAGTCCACGGCCGCCAAGCTCGGCGGCATCAGTCGAGCGAAGGTCTTCCAGCTGTGGAAGTCCGGCGCACTCGGTTCGGTGGTACTCGGCACTCGCCGGTTCTCCACGGACGAGCAGATCGCGAACTTCATTGCGAGTCTTCCCACTTCGACACCTGGGCAGGGGGCGGTCTGATGAGCGACGAGACGTACGCGACCCGTGTACTGCAGCGTGTGGATGCGCTCGCGGCCAGGGCGGAGCGCCAGTTGGCGGCGGGGTCACCGGATGTTGCGGCGACCGTGGCGAATCTGCGCGCGATGTACAGCGGCGCGAGCGACACCATCGTGGCGCAGGACCGCGAACTCAACCATTACGCGGCCCAGGCCGAACAAGCTCGCGCCGAGCGTGACGAGGCTCGGACCCGGCTGGAAGAGGTGGAGGCCGAACTCGAGGAACTCCATGGTGTTCTGGCGAACGCGATCGCCAAGGCGTGCGGCGGTCCGACTGAGGTCACCCTGCCTGACGGTGGCACGGCGGTGCTGTCGTGACTGGTCTCCTCATCGCACTTGTTGCCTTGCAATCGGTCTCGCTGCTCGTGCAGCTCTCTCACGCGGGTGCGACGCAGCGGTTGTTGAATCTCGCGCTCGGGGGTCGGCGATGATCGCCGCGATCGCTGGCCTGCTGCGCGGCGGCGCGGACTTCTTCGACGCGGTCCAGGCGGCATACGACGAGCGGCGCAAGGGTTTTGCGGAGCGGGAGGCCGGCGACTTCCTCGACCTTGAAGACCTGAACCTGGCGCGGTCGAGCGAGCCGCAGAGCCCCGTGCCGCCGAGTCACGTGGTCGACGCCGAGGTGCATTGCGAGGGCTGCCAGTGTCCCATGATCTGCGGCTGCGGCCGGGAGATATACGCCGAGTACGAGCGTCCCGGTGCACCGCCGATCTGGTTTCACCGCGACGACGATTCGCCGATCACCGAGGCGTGCGCGCGAATCCAGCAGCTTCGGCGCTACCTGCGGGTCATCACCTGCAAGACAGCCCAACACGAGGGGATGGGGAGCTGATGAGTGAGAAGGTTTGGACGCAGGCCGAGTTGGCGGATGCGTTCCGTCGGGCGGATGAGTACGCCGAGAAGATGTACGGCAACGATGCCCGCCGTGAGGCGGCCGCGTACGCGTTCGTGAAGGCCGAGCTGCTGCGGAGTGAATCGTGATCGGCTTGGCGCGCAACGTGTTGCGTGTGGTGGGTGCGGTCACTGACCTGGTGCAGCCACCGAAGGCGCTGCTGACTGATCCGGGTTTCCGGGCTGCGCAGTTGAACGAGTTCGAGGCCGCGAACGACGGCCTGGACGGTGGTGGGACGGCCAGCGGCGGTGATCAACCACTACCGGGTGCTGTTGCGACTCCCGACGCTGGCCAACCACTCTCGCAAGTCCTCGACGACGTAGCCGAACTGATGGAACGGGCAGGCGAATTCATCGACGCCGCCTCGCAGTTCGGGGAGTTCGTCGGCCTCAAGGTCATGGACGAGGTGAAGGACTTCGCCGGGATGGCCGCAACTCTGCGCGACCTCGCAGCCCAGTTCCGCGCCGACGAACTCGACGCAATCAACAACTGAAAGAAACGGTCCGCCGAGGCGGAATCTCGACGGGGCCAACGACAAGAGATAGGAAACCTAATGTCACGACGGATCATACATCGCACCGTTCACAAGAGGACGGCACGACGAACACTGGCCCTGACCGGCCTCGGTGCGCTGGCAGCAGCCGGCATCATCACCGCCACGCCGGCAGAAGCGCTGCCCGGGCAGTGTGGCGGCGGCCCGCTGGTCGGGTTTCCGACTGACAACGATCCGGCCACGCCGTGCTGACGCTGGAAAGGGAAACCAGTGCCCGACCAGGAAGTGGGTGCGTGATGAGGAATGTGACAGTGCACAAGCGCACGGCGCGCCGGTTCCCGGCCGCGGCGGCGGCGGTAGCGGTGCTCGCCGGTACTGGACTCGGCTGGGCCGCTCACGCGGGGGCTGATCCGGTCACCGACACCGCTTATCTGATGACACTCGATGAGCGTGGGATCGGGTATCCGACTGATGATTACGCGATCCAGGCGGGGCATTATGTGTGCTCGCTGCTGGATTCGGGTGCGCATTGGTCGCGGGTAGCGGCGTTGATCACCCGCGAATCGGGCCTGCCGATCAACGATGCGGCGTACATCGTGGGCGCGGCGACCGCGGCCTACTGCCCGTGGAATTCGGGGTCGGGGGTGGCGGTGTGAACGATTCCCGAGTGACACGCGCGATCTCGCTGCTGCTGACCGGTGAGCCACGCCTGGTTGATGAGGCGTGCGACCTGATGGAGGAGTTGTGCGAGGAGCTGCCCGCGCCCAGGTTGAGGCCGGTGTGGTGCCCCGCCGATGCGCGGCAGGCCGCGCAGGACGCGGCTGCGCATCCGACCGAGCGAGGTACGGGCGGTGTCCGATGAGCAGCGCTTGGATGGACCGTGCTGCCTGTGTTGGGCCATGACCCCGAGATCTGGTTCGACAGCCGCAAGCGTGAACTCGCGCAACAGATCTGCTCAGGATGCCCGGTCAAGGCTGAATGTCGAGCTCGCGGTGCGAACGCGTACCGCGGGGTGTGGGGCGGCGAGGTGCGGATGGCGAAGTCGGTGGGGGTATCGCCCACTGCTGAGTACATCGACTACCAGCACGGCACTGAGAGTGGTTATCGCCGTCACCTCTCGGAGAAGACGCCGCCGTGCGATCGGTGCAGCACCGCGCATAGGTTCGCCCGACGCAAGTACTTCGATGCGAGGTCGGCATGAGCGCCGCGAAATGCCGCCGCTGCGGCCACTACTGGTCATTCATGGGGAACCCAGACTTGTTCGCGGTGATCACGAAGTTCTGCCCCGAGTGCATCGCGAGGGTGCTGCCGTTGATGGGGTCGGCGTCATGACGCGGGCGCTGTTGATCGCGGCGTGGCTGTTCGCCGTGATCGCGTGGGTGGCGTTCGTGCTGCTGTGCCGCGAGCTGTTTGTGATCGCCGGAATCTTGTGCGCCCTTGCGTTTCTGGCGTGGGGTTTCCGCGCATACCCAGACCCCGACCCGACGGGTTGGGGAGACGACGAGTGGTGGACCGACCGAATCGAGGTAGAAGAATGAACCATTTCAAGAAAGTCGCTGCAACTTTGGCCATTTCCGCCGTGGCGCTGGCGGGCTGTTCCACCGACGCGGATGTGGCGTCTGAGAACCTCTCGAAGGCCGCCGACCAGTTCGAGATCCCGCGCCGAATCGTGTTCTTCAACGGCATCACCGACAAGTATCTGCTGGTGATCGAGGGGTACTGCTCGATCAGCGCAGACACTGCGTCGAAGAAGCTCGACGTGACCTGCAAGGAAGGTGCGAATTTCAAGAAGCACTTCCTGGGCCTGAGCGACAACGTCAGCTACTTCGTGGAGCAGGTCGAGGGCGCGAACGTCAGCACCGACCACTATCGGGTCATCTTCAAGCCGGAAGTCATTGTGCCGGATGTGGACAGGCAATGATGCGTTACGAGTACGACACCGAAGAGTGGGCCGCCGCCATGTATGGCATGAGCGAGGTGGAGCGCGCATCGGTCACCCCCACGCACACGCGGCCCGCCGGGATGCTCGGTGACCGCGACGATGCGCGCGACGAGATGGGGGACCGCTGGTGAAAATGCAAAAGGCCTTCGTAGACCCACGCAAGTATTGGATCTACCGTTGCGGGCGTGTCTGGGAGGTGAGCGCGCCCGCCGGGAACGGTGCCTGCATCTACGAGTTCGACACCGGAGCTGAGGCGCTCGCCGCTTTTGCGAAAGGGGGCCGCCGGTGATCCAGACTGTCGAAATTCCACAGCAGGACGGCATCTACGGGGGCATCCCCGAGCCGGTTTACCACGGCGACAAGCACAGCCTGTCGTGCTCATCGGCCAAGGAACTGCTGAAGTCGCCCCGCAAGTTCGACTGGGCACGCAACCACCCCAAGGTGCAGAAGACGCACTTCGACCTCGGGCACTACGTGCACGGCAAGGTGCTCGGCGTCGGAGAACCGGTCGTGGTGCTCGACTACCCGGACTACAAGACGAAAGCGGCCCGCGAAGAACGCGACCAGGCGTACGCCGAGGGCAAGGTGCCCATCCTCGCCGACATGGCAGAGACCGGCGATGCCATGGCCAAGGCGCTGCTTGAGCATGAAACCGCCGGCGAGCTGCTCACCAACCCCGATGCGGTCAAGGAGCATTCGGCGTACTGGCGCGACGACGCCACTGGGGTGCGGCTGCGGGCACGTTTCGACCTGTTCGTCCACCTCGACGACTGGCTGGTGATCGCCGATGTGAAGACGACCAGCGTGTCCGCCGACCCCAGGCGGTGGGGGGCGATTGCCGCGAAGAACGGGCTATTCATCCAGGACGCGTGGTATTCCGCGGCCGCGGCGGCCACCGGTCTTGGTGAGCGAATCGATTTTGTGTTCCTCAACGTCGAGACCGAACCGCCACATGAGGTTTCCATCACCCGGTTGCCGGTGAGGGCGCGCGAGCTCGGCGCGCAGAAGATGCGGCAGGCGATCGACCTGTTCGCCGAATGCACCGCCAACGATCACTGGCCCGGCTATGGGCCGGGAATCCACACCGTCGATATGCCGAGTTGGTTCTACTACCAGGAAGAAGAGGAATGGTGAATCAGGTTCAGACCTACCGTCCGCCCGCCGCGCAGCCGTCGAACATCAGCCAGGCGACCGCCGTTGAGCAGTCGCGCGCGGTGGCGCAGGTGCAGGCGCAGATCGTTGTCGCCCAGAACTGCCCTCGCAACATTCAGCGAGCCACCGCTGAGATGCAGGAGGTGTGCCGAACGTTGGCGATGGCCGAGCAGGCGTTCTACCAGGTTCCGAACCGGGGCAATGGCGCGTCGGTGCATCTCATGCGGGAGCTGGCGCGCATCTGGGGGAACATCGAGCACGGCTCAAAAGAGTTGGCCCGCAACGAGGACAGCTCGGAGATTGAGGCGTTCGCCTGGGACATGCAAACCAACTCGCGCACGTCGCGGACCTACATCGTTCCGCATGAGCGGATGAAGGGTAAGAACCGCGAGAAGCTGGAGAATCTCGGCGATATCACGAACAACAACAACAACGTCGCCGCCCGCGCGGTGCGTGAGTGCATCGCGAATGTGCTGCCGAAGTGGTTCACCGAGCAGGCGCAGACCATTTGCCGCCAGACACTCGAGCACGGTGAGGGCAAGCCGCTTCCCGAGCGGATCGCGGAGATGCTCGGCGTGTTCAAGGGTATCGGTATCAGCGAGGCTCAGATTGAGGCGAAGCTGAGGAAGAAGCGCGGCCAGTGGGATGCGGGCGATGTGGCGCAGATGGGCATCGCCTACACGTCGATCACGCGGGATGGGTACGACAAGGACGAGTTGTTCCCGCCGGTTGAGGGTGGGGTGAGCGTCGAGCAGATCGCCAAGCGTGGGTCGAAGCAGAAGGCCGAGCCGGTGCCTGACGTGCAGATGGCGACCAAGGAACAGCTCGATCGTCTGGCCGTGATTCAGAAGGCCGAGAAGTACACCGACGCCGATTGGTTCTCGTTCCTGGCGGAGGCGGCTGGTGTGCAGGCGAAGCGCGCCGCAGATCTGACGTTCGAGGAGGCGGCGCGCGCGATCGCGGTGTTCGACGGGCCGGACGGAGACGCGCTGTGACCATCAAACTGCAGACCAACGAACTCGTCCGCATCTTGAAGGAGGCGGCACTGTTCGCCCAAACCGCGCCTGACATTCCGGTCATCAACGCCGTGCACATGGAAGCGCGCGGCCGGGAGCTGATCGCCATCGGGACAGACCGGTTCACATTGGGTGCATCCAAGACTGAACTTGACGAGCCGGGGGAGTTCCTCGCGGCCTTGTCGTTGCGGCAGGTTAAGACGATCACCCAACTGGCCGGGTCGGGTAAGCAATGCTTCTCGACGGTCGCGGTTGATGCTGACGACAAGCAGGTGCGTGTCGCGTTCAGCAGCGGCGAAACTCTCACCCTGCCTGCCGAAGTGGAACGCGGCCCGCATACCGCGTGGCTAAAACTGCTGGATTCCGTGCCGGAATCCGGACCGTCGAAGGCGATGGACGTCAACCCGCAACTATTGGCGAAGTTCGCCCGGCTACAGGGCTCACGGGCATCGCGGATGCGTCTGCACTTCTTCGGTCACACGAAACCGATCAAGGTGTCGGTCGGTGACAGCTTCGTCGGACTGGTGATGCCGATTCGGATGCCCGATGAGGTGTCGATGGACTGGGCAACCCCAGAATGGCTACGGGAGCCGGAGAAGCCCGCTCCCAAGCCCGCGAGGAAGCCGCGCGCGAAGAAACCGGCCACCAAGCGGACCCCGGCGAAGGCATCCGCATGAGCGCGGAGTTTCTCGACCTGGAGATGCCCGCCAGCGTCGTCAACGACCACATCGAGGCGCTGTCCAAGGTTCGCGCGCTGGCGTTGGAGTGGGCCAATCAGCCGACCGACTTCGACGAGGACACCGAGGCCGAGATCGACTGCGGGATCAAGATCCTGGCGGTTCTGTCCCTGCACGGGTTGGCGTCGATCAGCGATGTCACCCAGTGCAACGGTGGTGGTGCGCGGTTCACGGCGGCACTGTCCGAGATCGGCGGTGCGCAGTGACCGCGCCGGCCGAGGTTCGCATCGACCTGCCATGGTCCCGGCCGCCCCTGACCGCGAACCAGCGGATGCACTGGGCGGCCAAGGCCAAGACGACCCGCGAGGTGCGTGACACGGCGGCTGTGCTCGCACGCAAGGCTCCCCGTGCGGATCGGCTCGTCGTCACCCTGCACTACCAGCCCAGCCAGAACCGCCGCCGCGACCGCCACAACCTGTGGCCCACAGTCAAGGCGCTCGTCGACGGCCTGGTCGACGCCGGGGTCGTACCCGACGACGACACCGAGCACGTGTCCACACCCGAACCCGTCATCCACACACCAGCGAGCGACCCGGCGCTGTGGCTGGTGCTGCACTACCCGACCACGGAGGTGTCATGAACGGGATCCGAGAGTTCCTGACCGCCAACATCGGCGAGTTGATCGCCGCGCTCGATGAGCACGAGGCCGGTCTGGACGACCGGCAGACACCGGTCATCTACATCTGCGGCCGGTGCAATTTCCGCGGCACCGAGCAGGAATGGCAGCAGCACGTGGCTGAGCAGATGGCCCGCAAGTTCGAACGACAAGACGGAGGTGACCCTGCTGTGAACGCGACAGATGATGGCCTCGAACCCGTTGGCGAGGCACCCGAGGTTCCGGTCCGCTACGACGCCGGTATCGGGCGCGCGCTGGATGCGCTTGGGCGTGGTGCGGTGTTGGGCATCCTGCGCAGCGCTGACGAGATCGCGGCGACCGCCCAGCCCGCGGAGCGGCAAGCCCAGGCGCTCAATGATGTACGTCAGCTGTGTGAGCACTGGCGCGACACCATCCGCACCGGTGACGGTCACTCGGACGCGGACTATGCGTATGCCGATGCAGGGCGCACCATCCTCCGCGTGATCGACGAGGCGGGTGCGTGATGGCCGAGTGTGCGTTCGAGTCGTGTGATCGGCCCGTCAGGGCGCATGGGCTGTGCGCCACCCACCGCGCCCAGCAGTTGAGGGGGAGGCCGCTGACGGAGATCCGCCCGCTCGTGCGGAGCGTTGAGGCCGCCGAGTGCGACGTCGAGGACTTCGAGTTTCTGCTCGCCTCCGGTGAATCGGTGGAGCTCGCGGTGCAGCGCATGGGGTTGTCGGCGCGCACCATCGCACGCCGCTACGAGCGGATCGGCCGCCCGGTACCGCGTGAGCTGTGGGCGTTCGAGGCGAGGTACTACTACCGGAATCGGAGGGCATCGTGAAGGTCGGCGATCTGTTCACCCGCAGCGACATCGAGACCCGGCCGTGCGTGCACTGCGGTGCCCCGGCCGTCGCTCTCGATGCCCACCGGGCGATGCACTTCGAGGTCGCCGACAACGGCGCCCGCACCGCGTGGCCGGAGTGCTTCACGATCGTGCGTGATCGACGCAAGACTCTCGGCACGACTGCGGAGGTCGCGGCATGACCGTCGAGTCGGTGCTGTGGTTCCGTGCCCGCCGTCGCATGCACCGTTCCGCGTGGGGGCATCCACGACCACCCGCACCAACGAAACCACGACCCACACAGGAGAACCGATGAGCGAAAATGCACCGAAGAAGTTTCGCAAAAAGCCCGTCGAGATCGAGGCGATGCGGTTTAACGGCTCCCTGAATAGCGCCAGGCGGATCGCCACGTGGTGCGGAGGGCGAGCGGACTTCGACCCGAAGCCGTCCGACCCGAGCGACGTGCACGTATCGATCGCGATACCCACGCTAGAAGGGACGATGCGCGCGAGTCTCGGTGACTACGTGATTCGCGGTGTCGCGGGCGAATTCTACCCGTGCAAGCCCGACATTTTCGCCGAGACGTACGAGGCGGTGGCGGAATGAGTGATGTTGTTGAGCGGGCCAAGGCCGCGCTGGAAGGCACCACCGAGGGGCCGTGGGGGACCAACGGCTCCATGATCGCAACCGGCCTGGTCAAAGTGGCCCGAGGTGTCACAGAGTTCAAGCAGTCGATCGCCAAAATGGATGACGATGCCTACCTCGACGAGTACGAGGACGACGAATTCGACGGCGAATACCCACCCTTCGAGCAGAAGATCGCCGATGCCGAGTTCGTCGCCCAGGCGCGCACTCTCGTTCCCGAACTGGTCGCCGAGGTTGAGCGTCTGCGGGCGGAGAAGCTTGGGCTGGAAATCTCGGAATCCAATCTGCTTGTCGAGCTACGCAACGAGGTTGAACGACTGCGTGAGGTTCGCCGAATCATCACCACCTCCGCCGACCGCGGAGCGATGCCCGCATTCCTCACCCTCGGCAAGATTCGCGAAGCACTGGCGGTGTCCGATGAGTGAGGACCAGGCCCGCATCGACCGCATCGCCGAGCTGATACGCCCGTGGCTGCGACGGCAGCGCGATGCCGAAGACCTCGCCGAACTCATCGCCCAGCTCGTGTACCCCCGCATCGAGACCGTCGAACAACTCGACGCGCTGCCGTTCCTGACCATCGTCCGTGAGGTCTACGGCCCGTCCCCGAGCGGCTGCGACTACGGGGCGGTGTGGGAGCGCAGAACGAGCGGATGGCAGTGCATCGCTGGCTCGGTCATGCTGCCGCGGGATGAGCACCGTCCGCGCCTCGGGTGCCGCGTGCTCTACGCCCCGGAGGCGGTCGACTCATGATGCTGACCTGCCGTGGCTGCACGAGCCCGTACGACCGCTGCAGCGACCTGTGGGAGCAGCAACGCAAGTGCTGCCCCGACTGCACTCATACCAACGCACCCAGGCGAATTCAACGGCGCCGCACCAAAGGCTGGCGCATGCCCGAAGGCGCAATCTACGTCGGGCGGCCGACCAAGTGGGGCAACCCGTGGCGCATCACGCCCGAGACCAACCACGCGATGCCGTTCGGTCGCGGGGCCGTCGTCCACCACATCACCGAGGACGCGATTCTCGGCCACTTCGCCGCTGACGATGCCGCCCGCTGGGCCGTCCAGGCGTACCGGCGTGACCTGACGGACGCGCTGGTGGCCGCCGCACGAGCCGAGCTACGCGGCCGCGACCTCGCGTGCTGGTGCCCGCTCGACCAGCCATGCCACGCCGACGTGCTGCTGGAGCTGGCCAACGCTGGGACGGTGCGCTGATGCCGATCCGACCGGAAAACCGTGGCCGCTACCCGCGTGACTGGAAACAGATCAGCGAACAGATCCGGTTCGAGCGCGCCCAGAGCCGGTGTGAGTGCGAAGGCGAATGCGGTCGCGGTACACACACCGGCCGCTGCCCAAACATCCACGGACAGCCCGCATACGGCACCGGTAGCAGGGTCGTGCTGACCGTCGCACACCTCAACCACACACCCGAGGACTGCGCCGACGACAACCTGCGCGCGATGTGCCAGGGCTGCCACCTGCACTACGACCGCGAGCACCACAAGCAGACCGCGGCGACCACCCGCCGCGCAGCCCTCGAAGCGCAGATGGATCCGATATTCAATGCCTGAGCCCATCAACTACGACGAAACCCCCTGCGCGCTCTGTGATTGCTACGGAATCCAGCACGACAACCCCGAACACGGCGGCCGCTGCGGAGCGCTCGACGGGCACGGGCAGCCGTGCGGGTGCCCGGGGTTCGAGGAACCCGAGGGTGCGACGTGACCGACCCGAAGATCTGGCTGCCGTTCAGCCGCGCCGAATTGATCCGCCGGGGCCGCTGCACGGGATGCGGTTGCCACCCCAAGCAGGGCCACAAACCCGAATGCCCGAGCGCACAACATCACGACCAGGAGGACCGCAATGGCCCGAGCGACAGGTAAGGACCACGCCGAGATCAACTTGGCCATCTGGGGTGACGACGACTGGCTCGACCTCACCCCGCCGGCTCAGCATCTGTACTTCGTGCTGTGGACCAGCCCGCAGCTGTCGTACTGCGGTGCGGGGGAGTGGCATGCGGGCCGCATCGCCGCGATGGCGAAGGGCTGGACGGCGCAGGCGGTTGAGGAGGCCGCGGCCGAGTTGTCGCGCGAGCTGTTCCTGATCATTGACACCGACACCGAGGAGTTCCTACTCAGGTCGTGGATCAAGCACGACGCGATCTGGAAGAAGCCGAACATGGCGGTGTCGATGGCCAACGCTCGGGCGGCGCTGGCGTCGAGGACGTTGCGGGGCGTCGTGGTGCATGAGGTGCGCAAGATCAAGGCTCGCAACATCGCCGAGTCGAAGGCGTCTCCGGAGGTGACTGAGGCGGCCGGTTGGCAGCGCGCCGCGGTCAGGGAACTGCTGTCTCAGAAGGCGATCGATCCTTCTTCGCTGGATCCGTTCACCCCCTCGCTAACCCCTGACGCAACCCTTGCGCTAACCCTTGGCGCAACCCCCAGTGCAACCCCCGGTGTAACCCCCACGCTAACGGTTAGACGGGGGGTTGGGGTTAACCCCCCGTCTAACCCCGGCCCTACTCCTGCTCCTGCTCCATACTCCAGCTCCAACTACTCAAGTGGTTACGTAACAGGGGTACGTCACCAGGGCGCCGAACCCGACCCGAACACCCCCCCACCCCGCTACTGCCCCAAGCACATGCCCAGCGGGACACTCGAAAAGTGCGGCGGCTGCGCCGAAGCGCGACGCGTGTTCGACACCTGGCAAGCCGGACTCACCGCCGAACAACGCGAAGCCGAGCAGGCCCGCGCACGGGCCGAGGCCGCCGAACGTGCCGCCGCCGCGAGCGCGCGAGCCATGGCGATCGTCAACTGCGAACTGTGCGACGACGACGGCTACCGCGACGGCCGCGTCTGCGACCACGTCGACCACAGCGAGACCAACGCGCGCGGCATCGCGATGGTCCGCGCCGCACTCGGCAAGGACGGTGACGCGTGACCGCATGCCAGGTCTGCGAGGGACGCGCGCAGCTGTTCCTGTGCCTGACGCACATCACGCAGCTGCGTGACACATTGCGCGACCTGCCGTGGTGGCTCGACTGCCTCGACGAGGCCGCCATCGGTCAGGTCCGGCTCGGCGACCCGGGCCGGCGCGGCACGAAAGCGCATGAGCTGGACGCCTACACCGGACCAGACGGCGCCGAAAAGCTGGCTCAGGCGCTCTCTGACGGCCGATTCCGGCGTTCGGCGGTACTTGCCCTAGGCCGGGTCAATCCGAAGGCTTCACGGCTGCGTGAGCGGGCGCGCAACGAGATCGTGACGTGGGTGCGGCATCTGTGCGAGACCCGCGGCGCCGAAGTGCCCCGGCGCATCGAGACCCAGGACCTCGCGCGCTGGCTCACCACCCACGTGCAGGCCATCGCCTCCGACGAGGCCGCCAAGGAGTGCTACCACGCGATGGTCGACCTCACCGAGCGGATCCGGCGCGTGGTCAACCCGGCCGACCCGCCCGAGTACTGCGGGCCGTGCCAGCACGAGTTCACCGACGCCGAACGCGCCCAACGCATCGCCGAAGACCTGGAGGACCGCGCCAAGTGCCGCGTGCAGCTCTACGTCCGCAAGGGCGCTCGCCTGGTGCGCTGCCCCGAGTGCGGCGCCGAGCACGACGTGAAGGCGCTGCAAGAGGCGCTGCTGGAGGAGGCCGACGAGTACTCGTTCAGCATCAGCGACCTCAGCGATTTCATCCTGCCCAAGCTCGGTTTCGAGATTCAGCGGCGAACCTTGCAGCGCTGGGCCAAGTCCGGCGCGCTCGTGCCGTCGGGGTACGAGTCGAACGTGGCGCGTTACCAGCTCAAGCACGTGCGCGAGGTGGTCGGGAACAGGCGCAGGCGCAGCAGGTGAGGGCCCCGGCGTGTCAAATACCCCGAAACCCGCTGTGGCCTGTGCTAATCTCTCGATGTCGCACGCGATCGCTACTGACGACGCGTGCACGGAAACGCCCCGAGCCACTGGCCGGGGCGTTCGTCGTTGGTAGGGCATCTCACCCCGCGACGTGACCACACCACCCCAGGAGTACCCATGCGAAAGCGCTTCGCCCTCGCGCTGATCAAGCTGGCGCACAAGGTCTACCCGCCGAAGGTCATCGAGACCACCGAGGGCATGAGCGCCGCGGCGCAGGCCGGTATCGAGGTCGCGAACCGAGCAATCACGTTCGCGAGCAACGCCGCCCACGACTATGTAAGCGGCTATCCCGGTATCCCACTCGCGCACGCTGCCCGCATCGCAGCGGCCGAGATGCGCGCAGACAAGGCCCGTCGCGATCTCGCCCGCGCAGAAGCCGCAAGCGCAGCCGAGCTCGGCGTCGAGATGCACGTGAGGATCGACGAATGAGCGACGCAACCGACCAGCTGCAAGCCGCACTGCCCGGCCTCGTTCACCCCGAACTCGGCCCGGTCATGCTCGTCAACATGCAGACGTTCCCCGGCCAGGACGACGAACAGCAAGCGCAGATCAACACGTTCACCAAGACCATCGCCGAGGCCATCGAATTCACCCTCGACGACCGCGGATTCGCCATCGTGCCGAAGTCCCGGCTCGCCGAGGCGCCCAAGGCCGGCAGCTACACGCAAGTCACGCTGTGCTGCAAGATCTGCGGCGCACCGCTGCAGACGGCGACCATGGGCACCGACGGTCTAGTCAGCATCGCCCCGCGCGAGATCAACCCCGACTGCGAGACCAAACATGGTGCAGCAGCCTGACGCCCGCGAGCTCGCCCAGGAGCTCATCAACTCGCGCCCCCAGCTGCCCCCGCAGATGCTCAGCGCCCTGCCCGTGCCGGGTGACCGGCAGGCCGCGATCGCGCTCATGCCCGCCGAAACCAAGCTGCGCGTGAGCGAGATGATCATCGAGCGCATGGCCAAGGCGTACGGCCTGAGCATCGACATTCAGCACAGCGCAGGCGGACTCGACATCCGCATCGAACCGCCCAAGTAGGACATGGCTCGCAAGGCCACCACCACCGACAAGGGCCTCGGCTGGTCACACCAGCAAGACGCAGCCCGCCTCCTGCGCCGGCACGAGAACGGCACCCTCTGCTGGTGGTGTGGCCTACCGATGTTCAAAGCACCACTGCTGCCCCGCAACTGGGACGGCAAGCAGCTCGCCGCCGACCACTCGCAACCTCGCGCGTTCGGCGGCCGACGCGCAGACCGCCTACTGCACGGCAACTGCAACAGCCAACGCGGCGACGGCACGCGCGACGCACACCGACCCGCGGTGCTCGGCTGCCACCCACGCGAATGGGCCCAAGCGCTCGCAGCCCAAGGCATCAGCAGCACGACGCCCGTCCGCACCGACACGCTGGCGATGGACTGGTGACGCTCTACCTCGTGCTCGGCCCACCAGCCAGCGGCAAGTCCACCTGGGTCAAACAGCACGCCAAGCCTGGCGACGTCATCATCGACTACGACGCCCTGGCCAACGTGCTCACGCCACCCGATGGCAAGCCGCACAAGCACGCCCAGCACATCAAGGCCATCACCAAGGCCGCTCGCCAGGCCGCCATCGACACCGCCGTCACCATGGCCGACGAGCACGACGTGTACGTCATCCACTCGATGCCCAGCCAGCGCACCATCGACGGCTACCTCGCCCTCGGCGCCAAGGTTGTCACCATCGACCCCGGCATCGACGTCGTCATGGCCCGATGCAAGGCCGAGCGGCCATGGCAGATGCAGCAGGCGGTCAAGCAGTGGTACGCCGACCGCGCCAGCAAACTCCCGCGACCGGCCAGCAAACACGACCAGGGGGTGATGAAGTGGTGACGACCGCGACCTGCGGCGACGCGACCGCCCAAAAAGCCTCTGACCTGCGGAAACGCCCCCCCGGCCCGAAATATCCGACCGGCACCCCCCACCTGACCCTGCCGCCCGC